CCTCGTTTGAAGAAGTCGTTGAAGCCGCCGCCGAAAAACTGGGCGTTGAGATCTACTAAATAAAAAAGCCCCGTCAAGTGCAGCGAACACCTGACGGGGCTTTTGTGAAAGACGTACCATGGAGGTACACGAACATATTATCATGCGAAAGAAAGGAAGTCAACGATGTATAGCAAAGCAGAACTTTTTGGCATGGCTGCCAAGCAGCCGAAAGAAGTTTTTCTCGGTAACGTCACCCTCAGCATCCCGGACGATTCCGATGGCTGCGCCGATCTGGACGACGAGACCGCCCGCCTGTCCCATCTCTGGGACGTCTCCCGCATGAGCGTGCGGGAGATGGTGGTGGCATCCGGCATCAGCCAGACCGCCTTTGCAAAGGGTGCGGGCATCCCGCGCCGCACGGTGCAGGGGTGGTGTTTGGGCGAGCGCGACTGCCCGGAATACGTCCGCTTCCTGCTGGCCGAGCACTATGGGCTGATCTGAGGAGAATGTTATGGCAGAAGATTTGACTGGAAAGCATTTTGGAAAGTGGACGGTGCTTGCGCCGTCTGAAAAGCCGCACTACTACACATGCCAGTGTGAGTGCGGAGTGGTAAAAGACGTGTATGACAGCTCCCTGCGTCTTGGCAAAAGCCGAAGCTGTCTGTCTTGCGCGAATCGAGGGCAAAAGCCAGCCATGACGGAGACGGCTTTACGAAAGGCGAAGAAAAAAGAAGGACAGATTATTAACGGATGGAAAGTATTGGAAGTTTTGCCCGAAAAGAGGTCAGGCTGCTTTCTGTGCCGTGCTATTTGCCCGAAATGTGGGAAGGAAACCGCCGTAAAGATCACAAGGCTTTCTCGAATCCAGCATTGCGCAGATTGCAACAGGGACATTGGAGAGAAAACCGGGGCAATTCACAGCACAGCTTACGCGGGTGGCTCTTCCCTTATGTCGATTCGCACAAGGGCGGTCGGAGGCCATATCAATAAAAATTCCACTTCTGGCGCAAATGGCGTGTGTAAAGACTGCCACGGTCGATGGCGTGCATATATCAATTTCCAACGCAAGCAATATCATCTCGGCAGCTATGACACGGTCGAGGAAGCCGTTGCGGCCCGCAAAGAGGCCGAAGAACTGATCTACGCCCCGTACCTTAAAGAACATGAAGGATGGGAAGAAGAACTTTCCAGCAGGCTTGAGGAATTGAAGAAAAAGTAAAAAAATCCCCCGATGCTCCAAACGGAACACCGGGGGTTGAAAAAAAGAGACCAGCGGGTAAACGTTCTTCCGCTGGTCTCTTGCATACATTCATGATGGATGTGTATGCGCTATCCACCATCTCGTATGATTAGTATATCACACATTCAGCATTTTTTCAATGCTTTTCAGTCGGTAGCCTATCGCCGTCCGGCTGTAATGTGTCTGTGCCGCAATGTCCGGCAGCGGAAGCCGCTCGACGTACCGCAGTAAGGCTATCTTACGGTCTACCCTCCCAAGCGGTGCTCTTTTGATGGCGGCGGTCATCTGCTGTCGGTCAAGCCCTTGCAGCGCAGGAGGCAGCACTACACGAGCCGCCGCCACAGGCAGCACCGAGCCAGAAGGGCTGCGGGAGCTGTCCGGCGTTGCGCACCATATTGCCAAGCACGGCAAAATGGTGACGTTTTGTCACCAATTTCGTGATGTCACGAAATTGTTCTTGTGCGGCGAACATCCCGGTGACGTCACCGAGATGGCGGTATGTAGTGCTTGCCATGATATCCTCCTTACAGTGTGATTTCCTCAGCGTCAGCCGCTTCCTCCGCGTCCAGCGCGTCATAGTACGCCTGTGCCAGCTGCTCCACCTCTGCGATGTCATCTGCGGTCAGCAGTCCGTTGTCGTAGTGCATATATGCTTTATCCAGCCAGAACGCAACATCGCGGCCAGCGGCGATTTCCCGCTTGATGGAGCGCAGGGTCAGGTCATGGCGAGATCTGCTTTTGATTGCCATATGTATGTACCTCCTTATGTGTCGGTCATTGATGCCACAGCATCCTCAAGGTCAGTGATGCGCTTAATGGGGTCTGCTCTTCCGGTCACCATCACGCTGTCCGCGTCGGTCATGATGGTGTTCACGCCGGGGAGGGCGGGGATAGGCTGCGCTCCGGTGGCTGTAAAAGGCACAGGCTCTTTCAGCGACTGATACACAATCTGCACAGGCGTTCCTGCGGCATATTGTGCAGCACAATAATCATTCAGCTCATCTACACTTGAGAACAAGTTCTGCAAACGGTTTGGCTGCGTAAAAAAGAACGCATATGGTTCATTTACTAAAAATGTAGAGGAAATGAAATGGCTGCATATAATTTTAGATGCGCCAGTTGCACCATCTGCTGTGTGGTACGGCAAATTCCAAAATCTATCATTACCATCAGATGAGAATTTGATTTTTTTAGCATCAATGGTTGCTATTTTCCACGTTTCCTGCCCCTCTCCCGTCACTGCATCCACCGTGCCGCCGTAGATGGTGCGGGGCAGAGTGAGGGTGGCGGTTTGGCCGGTGTAGGGAGCGTAGGTGGTGGGGGCGGTGGTGCCGACATACGCGATAAGATAAAAACTTATTTCAACTTTTTCGCCATTGGTACATTCTTTTATATCAATAGAAATTCTATCGCGCGCTTTATTATTGGTAAATCTGACTCCATCAGTTTTGCATCCACTGGTTTTCAAGCCTAAAAGCATGAACTCGGTCGTAGGAGGCAATCTGTATGACAAGGACATAAAGGTAAAAGATGCGGTTGCTGATGGATTAGAATATATTCCGCTAATCGTAATTTTTCCAGATACATATTGCACTGTTAAACCATACGGTGCGCTTACCTCTACAACACGAGCCGAATCAATTAAATTCTCCCCGCACCGCTCCACGCTCACCGTCTCCCGCCCGGAAATAGGCCGGATGTTGTCCGGGCTCGGCTCGCCGCTGCCCTCCTGCACAGGTTCCCAGCTGGCAGTCACACCCAGCGGATAGGCTGCCACAGGATAGCACTGCGCCGGGTTGCCGGTCTCGTCCAGCGGCGGGCAGAGCATATCCACGATGTGCTTGCTGCTCCATGGGGCAGAGTCGGTCACGGTGGTGTCATCAATTTGTGGGGCATCTTTGCCGTCTGCACCTGCCGGGCCGGGGTCGCCTTTAGGCCCCTGTGGCCCAGTGTCACCTTTTTCGCCCTGCGGCCCCTGCGCACCCTGCGGGCCGCGCTCGCCCTGAATGCCCCGCGGCCCTTGTTCACCACGAGGGCCAGTTTCACCCTGCGGGCCAGTGGCTCCGGTAGCGCCTGTGGGGCCTTGAGGGCCACGCTCACCCTGCGGGCCGATGGGGCCAGTGTCGCCCTTGTCACCCTTCTCGCCTTTGAAGTCACCAGCGGCAATGCCGTCCTTCAGCTCCTGTAAGCTGTCAGCGGCTTTCTGAGCGCTCTGGGCTGCATTGCCCGCACTGGTGGCTGCTTCACTGGCGGCGGTCTGTGCGGCTTTGGCAGATGCCCCAGCTTGCTGCGCTGCGGTCTGTGCGTCGGTCTTGGCCTGCTCTGCGGCGGTGGCATCGGTGTGTACGGCATTCACCAGCTGCTGCCATGCAGGGGTGCCCGGCTCCGGCAGGCTGCCGTCGTCGGTGCCGCTGTTGGCCGCCACACGGTAGCGCAGGTCCGCACTGGTCACCGTGCGGGTGCCGTCACTGCCCTCAAAGGTGACGCACCCGCTGCCGGGCTGTGCGGTCACGCTGGCAGGCACGGCCACATAGCCGTCCACCACCAGCGAGGACGTCGGGTCTTTGCCGTTCGGGACGTGCCAGAAAGCCCGGATGGTCAGCCCTTCCCACTCACCAGTGGCACTGACGGCAAGGCGGTACACGCCCCGGTTTTTGGTGTAGCCAAAGCGCACCAGCTGCTCATAGCCCGGCACTTTGACGACGCCATTGGATGCGAGAGATACGCTTAGCTCGATCATAAATTACTCCTTGTTGATGGTAGGCTTCTTTTCTGCCAATGCCTTCTTCATCAGGCTCACGGCCTTTTCAATCACCGCGTCAAGCACTTCATCCGTGATGATAGGCTTCAGCCATGCAGGGCAGGCCGCACGCAGCGCGTCAAAGACCTGCTTCTTTTTCTTTGCGCCCTGGCCGCTGCCCATGATGCTGTCTTCGGCCTTGCACACGAGGTCATAGGCCAGATCTTTGACCAGCTGCTTATAGCCCATGCGGATAGCGCCGACCGCCAGAGCCACAAAGCCGACGATGATGAGAGCGATTGCGACGGGGGTGGGGATGAAATTAAGAATTGCTGCCATGTTTCGTTACTCCTTCTGTCAAATAGTTGTCAATGTCGGCCTTGCTTTTCTGCATGGCCTGAACGTTATTTCCGGTGAGCTGCGCTTCCAGCAAGGCACGCACGGCCTGCAGGGTCAGGCGGTTCACTTCGTCGATGTCTCCAAAGCGGCTCAAATCGCGGGAAAGTGCCGCTGTGTGCTGGGTATAGCCGGTTTCCAGTGCGCCAACGCGCCGGTCAAGGTCGTCAAGGCGCTTGTTTTGCGCCTCGTCCGGCGCTCCGGCCTTTTTGATGTACTTGTGGATGATTTCCAGCACCTTGTCCACCGTGATAGCGCCAGCGCACACGCTGCCAAGGATGCTAACCACCCACAAGATTGCCTGCTCTTTGGTCATGCACCCTCCCGGAGACGGGTCAGGCCCTTCTTGCAGATGATACTGGTATAGTCCTTGTAGGCAATGGACAGGTCAACATTGCCGGCAACGCCCGGCACGCTGCCGGAGCTGGTATGCTGCCACATCCCATAGGGGTATACCGTGGCGGGCTTCTGGCTACGGTAGGCCGCCAGCCACACATCATAGGGCTTGAGCGCCGCGTCGGTCATGTAAAGGTGCTTGTCTGCATAGCTCAGGTAGGTGTACAAGATAGAGTAAAATCCCCAGTCCTGCACCGTTTTCAGCTCGTAAGCAGTCAGGTCGGTCAGCACCTCTTTGCTAAGTTTCGCGGGCAGCGCGTCCTCGACGTCCACAGCCACCGGCAGGCGTAGCGTCTTGCCAATCAAAGCCTGCTTCAGCAGGGCCAGCTCCTTGTCCGCCTCCGTCTTGTTGGCAGCTTTGAAGTAGCCATACACGCCCACCGGGATGCCCAGCCGAGTGCACTCCGTGTAGTTGCGGGCAAAGGTCGGGTCCAGATACGGCTTGCTTGCCTTGCCGTCTGCACTGTTGCCCATGGCCCGCAGCATCACACCGTCAATTTTGCCGCTGGCCTTGACCTTGTCCCAGTCGATGTTGCCCTGCCAGCGGGAAACGTCCATGATTGTTTTACTCATTTAAGCCTCCTTGTTCTTATTGCCGGTCTTGTCCTCCAGCAGCTCGATCAGCTCCTTGTACTCGGCCTCGGTGATGCGTCCAATGGCGTAGAACACGTCCAGCTTGTCCGCAAGACCAGCGGTCTGTCCGCGCTCGATCAGGCGTTTACAGATACGATACAACATAGTTTTTACCTCATTATGTGGTGGTGTCAGTGGTGGTGTCATCGGTCAGTCCCAGCTCCAGCAGGGTCAGGCGGTAGTCGGCGTCCACAGCCAGGGCGTCCGTGTCCGCCTGCGCGGACTGCGTCTCGGTCAGCAGCTCTGCCAAGGTGGGGTAGTGGTAGCCGGTGAATACAACCGATACAGTATTCAGCGTATTGGTAAGGGTACATTCAAGACGTTTTTTGTCGGCCGAAAATAATACTGTGACCGTGAGACTTCCCGCGCTAGAAATGTGAGCTTCATATGTCATACCAGGGGTAAGATTAAAATCAGCTTCGTTTACGCGGAGGTTAACGTAATCTACACCGTCCTGAACGTTAATTGTCTCAGTTTTTCTCCTCCCAATCGTTGTTTTTCCGCTCCACACCAGCCGCGCCTCCGACTTTACCGCCACGGCGGCAGCGATCTTGTCATTGAGCGTTTTGGCGCTGAGGGTGCCGTCCGGGGCGATGTCCAGGTAGTCGCCCACCTTCACGCCGCCCAGCAAGGTAGCAGTGGCGGGGCGAAGGGGCATGTACTGCTCAAGCAGCTGCCTGATCTGGTTTTGCGTCAGGTAGTCTGACAGATCCACCTCTTTGCGGGTATCGACCCACGCGCCGGTGTCACCGTCCCACGTCCAAATGGTGTCCGTAGTACCAACGACTGCCCACCAGCCATTTTCGCCTATGGGAACAGCGGCTTTCAGAGCTTCCGGCGTGGCGTACCACCCTTGTGCACCGATGGTGATGGTGCGGACCTGCTCAAAGTATTCTTTTGTGCCCTGCAAATAAGTAGCAGACTGAGATTCCGAACTCTTTGAATTGATTTCGCTTGTCTTGGCAGCAGCAGCAGACAAAGCTGCATTTTCAGAGTCTGCTTTTACAATTGCAGAAACATCTTTTGCGGCATTTTTTGCAGCCTGTTCTGCTTTTGCACGTTCTTCCGCAGCGGAATTTGCCGCAGAAACGGCTTTTTCTTTTGCGTTAATGGCCCCTGCAACTGTGCTCAGCTCATTTAAAGTGGATGCGTTGATCGGTGTGCCGTCCTTTATGGGTTCGTCGTTTCGGATAAGCGTTACAACTTCAGACGACCCATCCTCACGGACTAACGTCCACCTTCCAGGATATTTTGATATGCGGTCTTCAAAAACCATATTGGTCCTCCCCAGCCATGTATTCGCCAGAAAAAGTAACGTAAGTTTTGGCGATTGATTCTATGTCTGACAAAATGCTTTCAAGTTGGTTCATTGTCTCGAATCCGAGCCTATCCATAGACGTAGGTGTCGGTGCAGTTTTGGCGTCTCCTGAGTTTTTAGAACGAATAGATTCGATATTCGACAGCCACCTAGTAGCATCTGACGTGGTAAGATACCCGTTTATGTTCCAGTCCGTCTTGACATCTACGGCCGCACCAAGAAGTGAAGCAAGCTCGGATATGCCGGTTTCTATTCTCGAAAAATCCCTGTAGTCAAGAGCCCCTTTCATACCGGAAAGCCACTCCGCTTTTTCCTCATCCGTCCAGGTCCCATTCACGGCTTTACTGTAAATGAACTTTAGGCGGTCAACATCGTCTTGGCTTCTGTCTGTAATCCAAATCGCCATAGTCCCTCCTTAAAGCAAAATCTTTTTGCCGTTGCCGACTTTAGTCGTGGACGGAAGCGTGAAAGCAGGGCTGAACTTGTTAGAGCTCCAAGCATTGTACTGCTCTGTGAGGAAAAAAATCCTACCTGCACTAGACGTTCCAAGACTGTAAGTCCCAACGAGTTGGCCCACGATATGGTTTCCATCAAAATCTCGCCATGCAGGGGAACGTGACCATCTGCGGATAAGACGATTGGCGGAATCATCATAAGACTGAACAAAAACATTTCGGGTTTGCTTTGGTAGTACAGAACCTTCTTTTTTGAAAAATGGGTTACTCCCATTTACATAAACATCTGCGTTTTTGTCTTCTGGGTCAAACATTTCATAAATAGACGGAAGAAAGACGTTGCGAGACAGCGTTCTGATTTCCGTAGTGCTACCGCCTACCGTGTAATAAAAAGAGGTAAGCCCCATTGCGGACTTGACGGTATCGCTAAATCTGTTTGCGTAATCTCCCTTCAACAGCCTGTCGATGGAGCTTCCGTCGTATGTATTGACGTGCGTCTGGTTCCACACCGTTTCAGCAAGAGGTTCTTTCCTGATAAGAAGTGTTCTTCCGGGACCATTTAAACCAGGCTCATACCCATGTTTTGCAACAACAAACTCTACATCCGCACCACTTTCTTGAATGTAAACAGACGATCCTTCCGGCATATCCGACAAAGACGGAGCTTGACTGATAACGGTACACTTTGCAGATACGGAAGATACGAAGGCTGTGACTACGGCATCTCCACTGGAAACAAAAGAAATGTCGCAAGTAGAAACGCCGCCTTTGTTGGAAACCACGGAAATGGAAACAACGCCGGGAGGAGATGCTTCCCATCCGATTGCTGGGGAATCCTCTGAGGAAGGGACAAGAGTTGCGGTTAAACGAACGGTCTCTCCAGGAGCCACAAAAACGGAGTCCTTGTCAAGTCTAAGGGCACTCGCACTTTCCACCATATATCCTTCCATCGTACCTTTAAAACATCCGTTAAAGGTATACTTGGTATCCGTAACGAGAACGTTCGATGCATATCCAAACTGATGGTTTGCTCTAACAAAAGACAACGCATCAATATGAGGGCTTGCACGAAATTCCAAGTTTACCTTTCTTCTGTTAGAAAGAAGTGCATATGTTTCGGTCAACGCATTTTTTGCGCTAGAAGATACAGATTTCGATACAAGCGGATTATTGATGCTTTGGGTCGCTCCGTTCCCACTAGCTCCGGCTGGATAAAAAACGGATTCACCGCCAACCTTACACAATACGTTTTTTATTTTTGTCGAAAACGTTATTTCTGGGTATTTAAAGCTATTCAAGAGCGATATTTCCTCAATACCAGACCTCGTGACTGGAACAAGAGGAACACGTTCAATGTGAATGACCCCATCTCTGGATTGGTAAAGAGCCATCCCGGCTGCGTTTGCAGCAAGCTGAAGAACGTCTGCGTTTTTATAAGAGGAAGCATCGGAGGAAATTTCGGAAGAATAGTTCTTTAATTCTTCCGAAATTTCGTAAGATATCCCGGAAACATCCAGAAGTTCCAATGCATCAAAGCACATCTGATAAAGCGTTCCGCTCGTGTGCCCGGTATAGATGGAATCTTGGAGGAAAGACAAAGCGTCCCTGGCGTCAAACGACGCCGTTATGCCATTTGCCGGAATTGTCCATCCAGAAAGAAAGAACTTTCCTCCGTCAATCCATTCGACCGCATCTCCAATGTCCATGCCATACTGAACTGAAATCTCCTGACGTTCATAAAGATACCGATAAAGTCCACCTGGATTTACCGGGTTCCAGCGTTGTTCGGAGTTATCAACAGAAAACGAAACGGAATCTTTGGAAAGCTGCCCAGAAATCGGGTCGCGTTTTGATTCATGCGTATAAGAAAGCAAATCCGCTTTGCTAAATTGGACACGCAGACCAAATTCAACTTGCTCCACTCTTGCTCTGCGGCCCTGGATGCACCACTCTAAAATTTCCAAAGTGATTGAATCATATCCGGAAATCTCAAAATCTACAGAGGATTCAACAGACTGGTTGCCGTCAACTTGTTTTGTTGCAACAAGCTCGCTGCCGTTATAAACCGTCAATTTAAAAGATTTTGCATATTCATTTAAAGCGGACGACCACACGATTGTAATTCCGGGGATTCTTTCAGTGTGTGTTTTGCTGAAAGAGAAAGTGATAATTGGATGGTTTGTGTCAGAAACACAATCCATACTTAAATACCCAGCGTTCTCGTAGGGCTCTGAACCTGGGACTAAAAGTTTGCTCCCGTCAAGGACCCACAAATTAGGTTCTCCGGTGGCATAATTGGCTAAAGAAGCAGAATCCAGGTCTGTGACAGACAACGTGTTGCTGAATAAAGCCTGGTTGGAAGAGCTGGCAATGGCGTCTGCTTGGGCCTTATCGTCAGAGACGTGGTAAGTGATGCGAACAAACATCTCCGGAACAAGTGTTTTGTCGTATTGCTCAAGCCACTTGTCGGAAGGCAGAAAGCCCATAAATAATCACCTCTCTTAAACTTCAACCAGGCTAAGGGATGCACCGACCCATCCCATAACGTTTCCGTTGGACGGGGAACGCCTCCACATCCCAGCGGTTCTATCGGAAACGTACATTTGCCTTGTCGTGTAGCTTGCAGTCGCTTGGTTATAAAACCGAACAGTGCAGTAAAAGTTTGTGGTGAACGGCCCGATGACGTCCGCCCACTGTCTTGCGGTAAGATAATTCCATTTTAGAGAAATCTTCGCAACATCGTGCCGCACCACAGACCCAACGACTTTGCCTTGTACGTTTCGTCCAGAATCGACTATAGTGCTTGTTGTAGCGTCGTAGGAGGAAGGCTCAGGCAGCTCTCTGCCATTTACTGTGACGAGAGATTGCATAAAACGTAAACCTCCTTAGTAGCTGTAAACTTCGTTTCCCATAATCTGGAACCCACGCTCAGACTGCCGTTTCTCAACGGACGCAGTGATTTGCTTACCATCAAGGTAAATCTTGAGCTCTTTCCCTCCGGTAAGCTCGTCTCCGTACCGCTGGAAGATGTCAAGGAATGCGTTATAGCACCCGTCGTGGACTGCGCTACGGAGCTCTTCGGGGCTCGCTCCGCTAGCGGAAGAACTCGGGTAATAGCTACCGGAAGATGTATTGGAGCCATTGGCAGAATCATAATCGCTCGTGCCAGGGTAGCTCGAGTAGTTATTGTCTACGGACGGGCTGGAGCTTGTTCCGTACTTTCCAACAAGCGTTCCGACAATTCCTGCGATGGCTGCTGCAATTGCAACGCCGCCAGCAATCATGATGACGCCAGTCGGAATCCCGAGAGAAGCCAAGACGCTGCCGATCGTCTGCAAGATGCCCATAAATGCAGCTCCAATTTGACCGATAAGCCCGGCAATGCCAGCGATGATAGACGGGAACTGACTTAAAACGCCAGAAGAAAGGCCAATACTGATCGCCTTGCCGGATGCCGAGATTGGTCCGATCAGAGAAGAAAACGAGGACGCAATTTTACTTCCGAGACCGACGACCTGCGTGGAGATTTCGCCAAACTTGGATGTAATTCCATCCAAAATGTTCTTTCCGACAAGTTTTGCAGAAGAAAATACTTTGGAACCAACGGTTTTAAGAGCACTGGTGAGATTGGAAACCAAGTCAGAAGCATAAGACTTGACCTGTTTTCGGTTCTCTTCCCCCATTGCCTTCCAGATGATAGCTGCTGTGTTTTCGGCGACGGTTTGGATATCACCTTTCTTGACCGCATCGATCATGCCCTTAATCGTGCCAATGAAGTCGCTCTTGAGACCGTTGTCGATTTCATTCCACTTTGCGTCGAACGTATTGACCATGTTATCAACAAAGCCATTTGCAACGTCTGCGCCATAGTCAATCATCTCGTTGCCCTTCTGTTGAACAACGTTTGCCAGATTGGTCACAGCTTGTTCAACGTAAGGAAGTGCTGCAGTGATACCGTTTGCAAGACCTTGAACAATGTAACCACCAATTCCCGCAAACACAGTAGAAGGGGAGTGAATGCCGAGAGCTTCCTTGAAGCCATTGATAAAACCATCAGTGAAACTCTTAATACCATTTGTAACGGTACTCCATGCATCTTTTAGACCGTTGATTAGGCCGTCCCAAATGAATTTGCCAAGTTTTCTTAATTCGTCAGGAAGCTTTTTGAACTCACCGACAATGGACGAAATGATTTTTGGAATTTCAATAACAACGGAAGCTATCATACGCTCCCGCCATTTAGAAATAACGTCAAGAGCTTTGAGAATTGCAGTCCAAATATTTCCAGGCAATTCTTCAAAAAACTTAACAACAGACGAAACGATTTTTGGAACTTCGGTTGTTACAGCAACGACCATGTTTCCGACCCACTCCCCGATTTTGCCAACGGCAAAGCCAAGGGCATAGCCGATTTTTTCAGGAAGAGAGCTGAACCACTCGCCAATGCTGTTTATGATGTTCCCAACCTTTCCGGGAAGAGAAGTCATAAAATCAATGGCCGCATTCCACTTGGTAACGATAATTTGCTTGATGGCTTCAATGCGCTGCTCAAAAACATTTTCGACATAATACATTTTAATGTCGGCTTCTGCGGCAGCATCTGTTTTTTCGCCGCTCTCTTTAGTGCCCCATTTAATACCAGCCCAGTGAAGAACAAGGCCAATACCGACACCAGCAGCGGCAACAGCTCCAGCAACAGGAAGGCTTGCGCCAACAAGCAATGCAACGCCAGCACCAGCAACGCCGCCAAAAATTCCCATCAAAGCAGCAATGATGGTATCAAGAACCGGAAATTCTTTCAGCTTTTCGCCAAGAGAGAATGTGATTCCCGCAAATGTGATAAGTCCGGCAAGACCAATAGAAAGTGTTGCGGCTGTACCAGTGGCTACTCCAAGATTAGTGAGCAACGTAATGCCAGCAATAGAACCAAAAGCAGTAGTTAAAGCGGATTGAATCCATGTGCTTGCATCGCCAAGATTTGCTTCGCCAGTGCCAAGAGCGTAAGTCAGTCCGGCAAGGCTTGCAACAAAAGCGATGCCCATGCCAAGCGTAATGCCATCTGCTCCCATCGTGCGCCAAAGAACAAAAGAGCCAAATGCGGCAGATACCACTTCACCTAAAAGTTCGAGAGGATTCCCGCTAGATGCATAGCCCTTCGCAAAGCTGAACACTAACGATGCTTCAACAACGACTGTTGCGATCGAGAGAGCCAGCTTTTGCAAATCTGTCATTTTGGAAATTGCCGTTGCAATATCCGTCAGAAAATCGACGATTTTCCACAATGCGAGCGCAGCGGTAACAGCGCCGATAATTGGCAGCATATCTTTGATTTTTTGCTTAATGGCGTCAATCTGCTTTGCGAACTCTTCATTGTACTGTTTAAACATATCGTAGCCGGACAGGTCTACATCGCCCAAGATGTTGCCAGCAGATGCACCGCCGCCAGAGCCGGAACTTCCCTGTGTGGGGTCAATGATGTTCAATTCATCAAAGCCCATCGTGTAGTCCTTGAGGGCTTTGGCGGCTTTTTTTGTCGAATCTGCCGTGTCATCCATTGCGTCACCGATACCGCCAACGCTGTCAGCACTCTTGGTAAAATCAGTGAACACGACCTTCACGCCCATTAGCTTTGCCACCCACTCAACAAACTCTCGAATGAGCTGAACAGCGGCAATCAGCGGGGGGAGAATGGCTTTCAGGGCAGGGTAGAGCAGAGAGCCAACAGACTTTGCCAGCATATCCAGCTGGGCTTTTAGAATCTTGATCTGGTTGGCGGGGCTTTGAATGGTCTGCGCAAGATTGCCCTGCACATTAGCGGTCTGCTTCATAATAGCAATGTAACGCAGAACTGCTTTATCTGCCTGGGACAGGCTGGAAACCTGCTTGTTAAAGCCCAAAGCAAGAAGTTCCTGCTGTAACCGTGCTTGAGACAAATCAACGCCCAAACGGCGAATAGGCTCAATCTCGCCAGAGATTGCGGATGACATTGCAGTAAAGGTTTCAGCAACGTTTTTGTTCCAATAGGAACCTTCATCGTAGGCAAGCTGAGTCAGGTTCTTAGACAGAACGTATGCCTTGTCGCTAGTCAGACCAAACGAAGTACCTAAGCTCTGAATGGTAGCCATGTAAGTCATCGCTTTGGTCGGGTCAACGCCAAGTAAGCCCTGCATTTTGCTAATGAGCGTATCAGCTTCACCGCTCAAATTTCCCATAGCGTTATGAAACAGGTCTGTTGCTTCGTAAAAGTCATTAAACTTCGCAACAGCGTTGCCAAGATACTCAGAGATAGCTTTCAACGAAACCAGCTTTGCCATGTTTCGCATAAAACCGCTCATCTGGTTAGACAGGCTGAGATAGCTTTTTTTCTGCCGTTCGTTAGCAGCTGTCACACGGTTTGCCTGTGTGACCACTTTGCTCAACTGCGACGGCAGCTTTGCAAAGGCGTTGCCAACCTTGTCAAGCTGCGAAGCAAGGGGAGTGAGAGCAGTAGAAATTTTATTGCAGGAATCCGAGAAAGCATCGAGGTCAGCTGCTTTCAGCTTTTCGGACAGGTCAGGGATTTTCCCGATGGCGTTGACCGCGCTGCCGATCGCCTTCAGCCCGGAAGCGTCCAGAATGGACAGGGGAGCCATTGCGTTTGTCAGTTCAGTAATGCTGCCGGACATGGAGTAGAAGTCCACGCCATTCAAGCCGGACACGGCAGCAGGGATTTTCTTGATGGCGTTGACAACGCTGTTGATGCTTTTCACACTGCCGGAAAAATTTGCGTTGCCGATGCCATTCAGAAAATTCGTGATGTTGTCCAGCCCAGACAGACCAACAGACGCCTGTTTCAGCGCAGAAATGGAAGCGGACAGCTTGTCAAGGCTGTTCACAACTTTTGTGACGTTGCCCTTTGTCCGTAAATTAGAAATAGCGGTAGCGAGCTTGTCGATATTAAGCTCTGCACCGCTGGATTCCGCAGAGATTTCTACGGATAAGCTCGTAATATCAACATCAGCCATCACTACCACCATCCTTTTGCTCCATCATGGAGAACATCATGCGCTTAATGCGCTCCTGTGCTTCCGCAGCACGTTGGTATTCATACTCTTTCTTCTCCTTTTGAGTAAGGGGAATCGGTCTATCCATGTACCTGATGGGTCTAGACCCTTTCTTTCGGAACATATTGCCAACCGTAGAGGAAAGCGCAGATGCCATGTAAAAGCCGTTTCTCCACGCTTCTGTGTTGGCTCTGCGTTCCCGCAGCTCCTCTGCGTCACGGTAGACCTTCGCCAGCCAGACATCACCGTACCAAAACTGGTCGTAGGTCATGCCGATGGAAATGTAATAGGCTTCTACATCGTGGAACAGCTTAGAGAAAGAGAATGGCTCTTCCTCTCCGTCCGTTTCCTGAGATTGTGCGGTTACACAATCTCCCACGTTGCGTTTTTTGCGGTCTTGTCCTCAGTATCAGTTGCCAGAAGAGACTTGGAAGCGTCCATGAACATCTCAAGCAGCGCAGCCATCAGCTCTTCCTTCTCGTCGATGTGGGCAAACATTTCGTCCACGACTTTACGCTTGATGCCACGATTCCGGGCAATAAACGCGCCGTAGAACAGGGCGCGGGAGTTAGACAGCAGGTTGGTCATCTGGGTGTATTGGCCAATCTGAAAGCCTGCACGTTCGGTGGCTTCCACGCTGTCACGAGTGAAGGTCAGCTCATAAGTGTTCTTGCCATCGGGGGAATGAAAGTTGATAACCTTAGCAGCCATAATAAATGCTCTCCTTTATAAATAGGGGCAGAACCAAATCCGTTGTTCAGTTCTGCCCGGTTTGATTGATTCGATTTTTGCGGTTTAGCCGCCGTTGACAGTCAGGGTCTCGCTGAACTCAGGCTTCTTGGTGAAGATGCAGTTGATGGTCATTTCTACAACCTCGTCCACACCAAAGCCGGACAAGCCAACCTGATGCATACCCTGCCAAGTAAAGCCGGAGCCGTCCTGCATTTTCAGCGCGTAATACTTCACGGTGTTGCTCTCGGAAGTCTCATCGTAGCCAGCTTCCTTGACTTTCTTGTAGTCAGTCTTGTTATAGTTGGCAGTAAAGGACTTGGTGTCACTCTGGATGATGCCAAAGATGTTGACCTGCATGGGGTCAGACAGAGTGGTTGCATCCAGAAGGTTCGGTTCGGAGATCAGATCGGGCACATCCTTGATGTCGCACAGCTTCGTCAGAGCGGTTGCGCTGTCGCCACAATACAGGGTGGTATTCAGACCGGAGATAGCAGTACTCATAGAATGTTTACCTCCTTAGTTTCGGTAAATCATTCCGTCCTCTCCGATTGTTGCCCCATAGCTGCAATCAATCCGATAGACGGAATTGTTGTACAGCCCATTCAACGGGGCAAACGATTTTCGATAGAAATTGAGCGGTTCCAATACAGAATCCACGATGCTCACAATAGAGCGGGCTTCTGCAATGCGTCCGCTTGTTTTGTTGGAATAGACACGCACACGCAGGGAAACGGCAGCATACTTGCTTCGGTTTGCAGAATCCCGATGAACTGGGATGTTGCTGTTTTCCTCTATCTGCACACACGGAAACTTCTTAACGTTGCTGTCGTTGATTTCACCAGTAACAAAGATGCCGGGAACCTGTTTCCGAAGTTCTGTCGCAACGGCTGTGAAGATGGAATTGAAATAATCAATCAACTATTCCAAACCTCCCTCCACGTTGCTTCTACTTGAGAAGCCATTTCTTCAACAGCCCCCCACATAGCCATAGCTGGCTCGTTACCATCGGTGTAATTCAGCTGGCCTTTGCCATCCACCTGTTTGACAGGCGTGCCGACATTGCCGGATTCGCCGTAGTAGTACCACCTGCGGTTTGCGCCTTGCCCTTTACCGTAGGAGCCATGCGCCCCAACGCCGGGCGGTAATTCACCGCCATATCCGTTGTGATGTGCGCCAGTGCCAAACTCGATAAAAGCAACTGCTTTGCCCTCTGCAACGATGGTACAAGTCTTGTCTTTTTGGTTGATATGGCATTTCACGTCATTGGAACCAGCGTATTCTGCATTAGCGAAACGCACCTTTGCGACTTCAAGCCCCAGCCAAGAAAGACGAAAAGCAAGTGCTCTAGCTTTTTTGTTCAGGGTGGTCTTGTACTCCTGTATTTGACGTTCCGCATCACGAAGTCCGGCATCGCTCAACCTCACTTTAATTTTCACTTGCAGCCACCTCTTTCAGCGCATACTTCGTGTCTGTAATATGCTCTGCGACCTTGACCACAATGTAATTGAAGGGCTTTGAAATGTCCGTCTGAAACCAGACGTGCGTGCCTTCATAAAGCGGTGTGTTGCGCTTTTTGCTGGACGAACTGACAACGTAGCTATAATCCGTGAATGCTCCAAAGGGGCTTGCTTCCGCAGAACCAGTAGGCGGGCTGACGTTCAGCATTAGTTTTGCGGGGGCACTCCACGTCTGCGATGTCTCGCCGGTTTCGTTGCCCCATTCATCCACGACAGGAGTTTTCTCGCCAACCGGGTTCGAATACCACAGTGGGCGTTTGTCCAGCGGGCTACCATTGAACATCAGCCGATAACACCTACTCTCGGAACCACTTCATTTAGTAGAGACTGCGCCACATCGGAGCTTTCCCACACACGAGTAATGCCGTTGTTGGTGTAGCTCGTCTGTCCGTTTGCGCCGATGTGGTTGTACAGTTCCGCTGCAATTCGTATTTGCAGCGACTGATACTGCAAGGGCAACTCTTCTGGTCTGCTGCCGAAGGGGTAGCCCTGCGCAAATATCTTGTCTTTGGCAAAATCAAGCAGCAGGTCGAAGAGTGGGTAGTCCTCGTCCGTGACTTCACGGTCAAGTGCAGGAGCAATGTACTGCCCCAGCTTGACTGCCGCTTCGGAATACTGGTCTCCCATGCTGCTTTCCCCCTTTCGCCTTAGTAGGTTAGTAAGCCTTAATGCAGTACACAGCGTCCATGCGCTCAAAGGACGGCAGGACGATTTCAGAAGCATAGACGTTGGCGTTGACCGGGTGAACGGTCAGTTCAGTGGTAATGGCAACGCCGGTGTTCACGATGGACACGGATGCCCCAGACTGACCAGACAGCAGGTCGGCTTCCTCAGGAGTAGTGCCGTACCACGTGCTGCCCAGAGCGCCGGACGGAGCAACCACTACCATGCCATCAGACAGATACTTTTCGCTTGCGCTGTACTGGTCTGCCTTGAACATCTTGTCGTACAGATGAATCTTCAGACCGGTTGCAGATTCGATAATCTGCCGTGCTTCAGCGTCCAGCAGAACGGCGTTTGCCTTTGCGGTGACGGTCATGAACCGGTTCTTCACCTCATCCGCAGCAATCATGTTGCGGAAGGTAGCGGTGTTCATGTACACTTCAGTCACGACCTCGCCCACGCTCGCCAGAACAGCATCCTTTGCGGCGTTCAGGTCGGCAATGGGGGTAGCGGTGGCAGCAGACCACTTAGACTTGGCGACACCACTGATATCCTTAAAGTTGGTGGATTTCCAGCCGCCGTCTGGGTCGTAGTTGTAGGTGTAGTTCACGCCGTTTGCCTTGATGGTGATGCCGGGAACGCCATTGGCGGGAGCCAGCAGCTGCCAGATCATGCGCTCAGGTACGATACGTGCGCCAGTGATAAGCTGTGCGGTGTCATCGTACAGGCGGTTCATCACGTCACGAGCGTAAGGGTCGTTGCTGTCTAGAACACGCAGGATTTCCTGACGGTCTTTCTCGTCCAGATGGTAGCCCTCACGGAAGAACGGCATCTCAGTCTCATCGAACTTGAAGCCCTCACGAGTGCGGAACGTAGCCTTTGCGTCAAATGCGCTGGGCATCAGGGACACGCCAACGCCCTTGTGGCCACGCAGCCACTTCAGGTCGAGACCAGCCTTCTTCTTTGCGGGGAACAGTGCGTCAGATGCAAAAGGCATCGCATTGGTGGGGTCATTCGTCCAATAGGCGGCAATCGCAGCCGGGGCAAAGACTTCCTTAAGATTCAGTGCCATGTTGTTTTACCTCCTATTAAGCGTTCACGCTGATGTTGTCACGGCAGAAGATGCCAGGGATGGCGGTCTTGAGTGCAGTGATTGCATCAGAATCATAGGTAAAGCCGGAGCTTGCAGCGGCCTTCTTGGTGTCGATAACGCCACGAATCAGCAGGGAAGCGTTTGGATTCTCTGCCGGGTCAACGTCATACAGCAGAATGCCGTCTGCGGTGGCAGAAGTTGCCTTTTTGCCAGCTTTGGTCATGGGGTAGCCAGCCTTAACCGCAGCAGTTTCAGTCACGGTAAAGGGGATGGCGGTGTAGTCATTGGAAGCAAGGATGGTATCGTTGATTCCGTTGACCGCGTTTCGGGTAAACTTCATGTTTTCCTCCTTGTTAATGGAAAGCACTCATTGCGTCACTCGATGCCTTAGAAGCATTGGCGTTCTGCTGTGCAAGGTTTTTGGCAAACGCCACGCCTTCGCTGTCAGAGCCGCCCTTACCATCCGCACCCGGGGGCGTGGGCATATCCTTCAGCAGAGAAGCCTTGTATGCGGTGTCGTGAGCGGTCATAAATTCCGACTGGAACTTAAACACTTTGTCCATGTCACCGTCAGCCAGTGCAGATGCAGCCTTGCCAGCCAGTTCAGCGTCATAACCCTGTGCAACGAACTTCTCACGGTAGGATGCAAGGGTCTTTTCCTTGACGAGGTTTTCCTTGTCGGCAGTCAGGGCTTCAATCTGCTTTTGCATTTCTGCCAGCTTATCAGCCTGTTCCTGTGCGGCATTCTCGTCATCGGTACGCTTTGCTTTGAGCTGCTTCTTGTACTCGGCAGCTTCGCCGTTGGCTTTCGTCACGGCGTTGCGCAGCTTCTCGACCTCTGCGTTAGGGTCTGCAACCTTTTCCAGCGCAGAAATGATTTCATCGGCGGTCATGCCCTCTTTGTAGGCATCGCCAAGCAACACATTGAGTTTCATATCGTTAATTTCCTCCTGCGTTTTTTTACCGTTGCTTCCCTGCAACGCTGCGAAATTTGTATCCCGGCTTCCCTGCCGGAATATGCAAAGGGCTATTCGCCCTCTGTTTCTTTATTGATGCTGTCAGACTGTTCGTCCGATGTTTTGTTGACTTCAACAACTTGTTCAGGCTGTTGCTCCTGCGGTTTCGGAGCTTTGCCATCCTCGCCAAGCTTGCCAGCGGCAATCAGGAAAGGCTTGCTCATTTCGTAAGCAGCCTGCGGGTCGGGGAACAAACCGGGCGTAGTAAATGCCAGCTGCGGGTCAATCGGTTGCTGAATCATCTGTGCGAAAATCTGAACTTTGCTTTGCTGGTTATCGTACTGACGGCGGGGCAGTTTGATGTTGATGTCGCTTGCCATTAGCTTAGAACCAGCCGTATCACGCAGGATTTTCAGCATCACAGACAGGCTCTGGCGTTCAGCGTACTTGAACATATTCTCGTACTGCTGCGCCCTTGCTTCGGTGTGATTCCATCCGTTACGGACGATAACTGCGCCCACGTTGTCGGACGTTGCGTTCTCGCTGCCAGTGGCACTAGGCATGGCAGTCAGACTACGATACACGTTCAACATGGAATCAAGCAGGGTCTGGCTCTGCTGCTGGTCAAGCTCGTTTGCAATCTGCGAGACAGAAGCGGGCAGACCAGAGGTAGATTTCAGGCACATTGCGCCAAGCTCTTTTACTTGGTCGAGAGCATCCTTGTCCACAAGGCAGTTTGTGAACACCATGATGGACTGGATGAACTGCGCTACACCGTCCAGACGGTTGCTTTCTAGGTCGTTGATGGCATCCAGAACAGGGATAGCCGGTTCAAACAGACCCATGCGCTCCGGGTTCAGCTTGTATTCGACCATCGGAAGCATCCCCAGAGAATGGCTTTCAGATTTTGTGATCTTGCCGTTGTCGATTTCAAAGTACTGGTTTGGCGTGTACACGCAAATCAAGTCGTTCAAGTCGTTTTGATAATTGCGTGGGATGTGCAGCACGTTGGCGATGGGCTTGTGTCCGATGCCGGAGTTGTAAATCACATACGCCATGTCAGGGTCTGGAACGTCCACCAGCAGGGGTGTTTCGTCCGGGTAGTTGCCGTTGTACCCCTTGTCAGGAAGAACAATACGGTATCCCTGTCCGCACTCCAACATCCACTGCCAGAGCCGCCGATCAAGCGCGTCCTTGCCCTCATACTGCAAGGCGTTAGACAGCCGGGCGATTTCCTCTCCGTCACCCGTTGCCGTTTCAGACCGCACATAAGAGCACGGTGTGCCGCTCATGTAGCCGGTGTAGAAGCCCACGCACTCGTTGGCATGGTTCTCTACAATGCGATTGGTGATTTCAGCGTGGTACTCCTTTGTGCGGTGGAGGACAGGCTGACTGCCCAAGTAGTAGTTGTGCAGGAAACGAATCTCATTCTTGTTCAGCAGATGAATAGGCTCTGCCTTGCCCATGACCACTTTCAGCACGTTTGCCCGATTCATTTCCGTCTCCGGCGTTTCAATCGGTCTGCGTCCGGTCAGCGGATTATTCAAAAATCCACCAACGACCATCTGATACTCAGCCATGTGTTCCTCCTTTCCGGCAAAATAAAAAGCGCAGCAAGACAAACCTGTTAAGGTCTATCTCACTGCGCTTACAACTGCGCTTCAAAAGCTATTCAGTTTTTAAACTTTGGTACGGAGACCCATGTATCTTTTGGAAGGTTTGAATCTCCAATTGTAATCCAATGGCAAAGAGGGCACAGAAGAGAGAATTTGCCTTCCACTTCGCCAAGATAACGTCCGCAATCACACGGATTGCCGTTTGCGTCTTTTCGAGGACGCTTGCATCTGACTTTTGCTACCATCTGTGCTCCTTTCGTTGGATTTCTGGAAACAGGCTGTTGAGCACAGACCTGTCAGAAGCTACTGGGAAACTATTCGCACTTCCAGCCGTGCTATTCTTCGCCCGAAGAAAACCATTGCAGCCTTTACATTCAGTTGTCGGACAGATGTAAACGGGTAAGCTGCAATTTTGGTGCTGCATAATGGATTTGAACCAATGTATGCCCGGTTATGAGCCGGATGCTCTAGCCTGACTGAGCTAATGCAACATAGAAGCCCGGCTTGATTGGTTAACCGCTGCTCTTTGCAATGTCATGCCTAAACATTACATTGAGAGCCGGGAATAGCGGTGGAGGTTTTGGAGAATAAGTCCATGCAAAGCTAGGTAGTTGGTTGTGCTGCGTAACGGAATCGAACCGTTGCTTGCCAGACGTGGGGGAGACAGACTGGCATTCCCCAAACAATTGGAAACGCAACATATAAAGCCCGGTGAAGGAAAAAGAGTGAGAAAGCCTTCACCGGTGAAAGGAGGAATATGCCTATTGACGCCCAAGCAAGTAAAAATGACAAAACCTCGCTGCGCCGGGCTATTCCTTAAGGGAAGCTGCAAAACTTCCTGCGTACATTATAAGCCTTGTCAAGTAGTGAAATCAAATAAATAGACCCAGCGAACACAATATATTGTGTTTTTAATCAAAAAGGCCTCTTGACAGGCTCAATTTTACTGATTCCGTTATACAGTTCATCGGAAAGCTGCGCCAGACTGTCCGGTGCATCATCGTGCGGAACTTTGCCAAGCTGCGTGAACATCGTCACCTGTTCCATGAACGCCTTGTACTCTTTCGACTGGTGTTTTTCGTCAAGGAAATAGAACCGTTTGATATCAGGTGCATACTGAATGATTCTTGACAGCTTGCTTTGTCCACTTGGAGCACGTTGACTGCGAACAGAGCAGTGATATCCTTGCTGCCGAAGCTGGCTGTCTACAACGTCACAGTATTCGTCGCCACCGTTGTTGGCTTCGCCACGCACCACGTTGATTTTGTGCTGGATGATTTTGCCCACGACTTCCGGTCTGGTCACGGTCTTGTCGCCGTTATTAAACACAAGGTCAGGGATGAACACAGCATCGCCGTACACATAAGCGATAGGACAGGCGGTGAAGTCACCGCCACCCCATGCAATATCCATGACCATGAGCTTCCGATCAGGCTCACCGTCAGGCAAAACGCCATTGAAATACCGCAGTTCATCGGCAGGGAACAGCAGACCTTCACGCACATAGGGCTTGCCCATGTACTTTGCCCACCATGTTGCATCGTCAATGCTGGCTTTCATGTCGGCATAGTAGGCATCGTCAAATCCCACGCCGTAGTCATAATTGAAATTGCTGTGTCCGTTCTCGTCCACAGCGGGAATCACACGAAATCTGTACTTTGGATTATCTGCGTACTGGTTCTGGATGCGCCCCAGAGGGTCAAGCACGTTCCAGCGAGTACCGACCATCAGCTCCAATGCGCCCTGCTTTTTGCGGTCTTTTAACTGGTTTAAGTAGGCATCGTACTTGTTGTTCAGGCGCTCAACATTCAAGCTTTCCTCCAAGTCCTCAATCAAGTCATCGCTGTACAGAACGCCGCCCTCTCCGATTTCAACAGCACCAGTCAACGTACCGCCAATAGAGCGACAAGTCAGGGTGGGAAAGCGCTTCTTTCGGTTCAGGTCAACGCTTTCATCCTTTGCGCTTTTGTCCACAAGCTGAACGTCAGGGAAGATTTTGCCCCAGTTATAGGTAACGGGGTCAGTGATGATAGACAGAACTTCGCCGTAGAAGCCGTTGGTCAACTTGTCAGAATGTCCGCTCATAACCGATGCAACGTCCGGGCGGTTGCCCATAAGCCATGTGATGAAGAAAATGCACAGCGTGGACTTGCCAACGCGAGCGGGCAAACTAACCCCCAAGAAATCTATCCGCTTATAGAACAAGTCCTCTAGGTCATCTGCCAGCACTTTCAGCACTCTGCGTCTGGGCTGATAGAACTTCTTCTCCGGCGCACGATTCCATTCAAGGTAGATGCAATAGCTGTCGAACACATCTTTTGCTTCAAACAGGTACGTCCGGCTGATAATGTCATAGACCTTCGCCACGTCCTCGCCTGTTTTCATCTTGCCCATCATGGCTGCACAGACAGAGCGCAGCTCACCAGAGTATTTGTAGGCATCGAACCGCTTGTCTTGCGACAGAGCGTCCCTCAAATTCACGACCGCCTGAAACCAGTCCTCGTAGACCTGTGCTTCTGTCGGATTCTGCTTTGCATACGCTTTGATGCTGTCGATGATGGCAATGCACTGTTTTGGCTGCATAAAAAATAGGCACCCCCTACCTGAAAATGTAAAGAGTGCCTACAACTGCACAAAAATTGAATATTCGGTTTTATAATGCTGTTTTCGGAAAATTATTTGCTAAAATTCGTTTTAACAGATGGAAAGTGCGATTTATTTGACCTCTTCCGCAAGCTGGTTTAGCCTGCGTTTCAGCTCGTCTGCATCGTAGTACAAAGCGTCTGCGATGGCATTGAGAATGTCGATTTTGTCGGTGTAATCGCACAACGTTCCAATGAGCTTCAAACTCTGATCTGACAATTTTACAGTTTTCATGCTGTTTTTCCCTTCTTATTCGGTTTTATTCCAGGTGCGAACAATGTCACCTGTTCTGTTCAGCAATCCGATACCATGTCTGGCGGGTCACACCAAGCTGTTTGGCGGCATCGGTGACGGTCAGCAGACGTTTTTCCACCTGTTCATGTAGAACATCAAAGAGGTTGCGGTCGTACTCGGTGGGCTTGCGACCTTCCTTGTAATCGGGGCGCTGGCTGGCGATTTTCTTGCCCTCTCTGGTACGTTCAACAATCATGTCACGCTCAAACTCTGCAAAGGCAAGCATAACAGTCCGAATGACTTTTCCAGTAGGGGAGTTATTCATAACCCCCATGTTCAGGATGTTCACCGAAACGCCCCTATCAATAAATTGGTCTATCAGTTCAAGACCATTCTTGGCAGAACGAGCAATACGGTCAAGTTTCGCAACAATCAGCGTGTCTCCCGGCTGAATTTCAGCCATCAGCTTGTCAAGTTCAGGTCGATGCAACTTCGTGCCGGTGTAAACATCCGAAAAGATTTTCTGTGCGCCGTTGGCTTTCAAAAGTTCAGACTGGGCTTCAAGGCTATTGCCGTCAATCGCCTGTCCAGCAGAACTGACACGAGCGTAACCGTAGATCATTCAGAATCACCGTCCTTTACTCTATGTCTATGCCTTCGCAATTTTTGAACTGTGCATCACGAGGGACAACTACAATTTTATAGCCCATCATATTCAGCATTTCGTTTAGCTTATTAACGCTAATATTTTTTTGAGAAAGACGTTCGCTTAAAGTTGGCTGTTTAATTTTAAGCCTACTACAAAGCTCCGCTTGCTTTATGTCCTCTTTTCTCATAACTTCTTTTACTGCTTCTCCTGCTTTCATTTTTGCGTCCTCTCTTTCTTGATGCCATTATATCAGATGAACCCTATAAAATCAAGACATTTCTGATATTTCCAAGTTTTTCCATCTAGTGCCCTTTATATTATATATAAATATACTCTAGTATGTATTTATACATACTAGAGTAGTATAAAGGTGTTTACTTAGTTAATCACAATCAGGTAGAAAATTTTCTATAATAAGGAGTAATTCTGCCAAACTTCATTTTCGTAAAACTTTGGGTCTTGACAAGCATATTTTCACGCTTTATACTTGTTCCAGCGAAAGCGAGGTGATAGGCTTGGCAAGACGAGCAGAAACCTCGGAACGTGATAAGCTGCACATGATAAGCACCCGGCTCACAGAGAGCCAGATCGCGAGCATGGAGAGCAGCGCAAAAGCATTGGGCATCTCAAAGGTCGATGTTATCCGCATGGGTATTGAGTGGGTAGCATCCTACGTTGAGAGCATCAAGGCATAAAAAAATAAGCTACCAGCGCCACCGTCCAAAGTTACGCTGATAGCTTATCCACATCACGAAACGAGAACCTGCAACCACCAAGGGGGCAGTCTCCCTTTTCGGAATCTATTATACCAAAAAGGGCTGCTTTCTGCAATAGTTAGGAGCAAAAAATATGAACTTTCCCACGACAACCGAAGAATTTCTGAAAACCCTCGCCAACGGCAAAGAGCCGACCAGCGAGGACAGGGAGTACGCAGAAGCTCTGGGCAAGCTGTCCGAACTGAATTACCGGGCAGGGTACGAAGCGGGAGCATCCAAAAACAACAGTTAAATTTTGTGCAAGTCTACAAACTTTTGGATTTTGTACAGATACCAGTACTACATTAAGCGTTTGCGTAATTGACAAACCACAACATATTGCATATACTGGTTGCACCCACATGAAGGGAGGTGAGTTTATGTACAGTCCTTATCTCGAACGGCACAATCACACGTTCACTGTTGCACTGACCGAACGACAGTTCCAGTGGCTGAAAACCTATTGCACCGAACACAAGGTCGCACAGGCAGCAGCCATCCGTGACACGTTCTTTGAAGTACATCCCATCCCGGAGACCGATGAAAACGAAAAATGATACGTCCGCTAAAGTTTGCCGACCGCAGCGAACGTATCATCAAAACCACTGGAACAAGCTGTTCCAGCCTTATTATAGCAGGAATTGGCTTGTTCCGCAAGAACCATAGGAGTTTTTATGGAACAAAAGGTTAAATATGCTATCAATCTTATCAGCGAGAACGGACAGGTTGTCGTTTCCAGCCGCGAAGTAGCGGAGAACTTTGGAAAAGAGCACAAGCACGTTCTTCGCGACATCGAAAACTTGATTGGAGGAGAGCCCAAAATTGGACTGTCCTCTATGTTCTTCAAATCGGAGTACCTTTCAGTCCAAAACAAAGTGCTACCTGAGTATCTGATGAATCGCGATGGGTTTACGCTCCTTGCTATGGGATTCACCGGCAAGGAAGCCCTTGAATGGAAACTCAAGTACATTGATGCTTTCAATCAGATGGAGCAGAAGCTGACCAACCCGGAGCCCGAATCGACAGAGATGCTGTTGAGTCGCGCTCTGATCGCTGCCAACAGTGTTATCGACACGGAGCGTAAGAAAGTAAAGGCTCTGGAAGCGGAAAACGCCAAAATGAAGCCTGATTCTGACTACGCAAAGGCAATGCTGCTTTCCGATGAAAGCCTGACTACCACGCAGATTGCCATGAACTACGGCATGAGCGCACGAAAGCTGAACCAGATTCTTAGAGGGCTTGGCATCCAGCATACTGTGAACAAACAGTGGATTCCTTACCAGAAGTATCTTGGCAACGGATACGTTGTCGGGCATCCGATCGAGCTGCCGAACGGAAAGACGAAAGAAGTCACTCGCTGGACAAGAGCCGGTCAGAAGTTCATTTACAGCAAGCTCAAAGAAGCGGGCTATCTGCCTGTTGGCGAGCAGATTAGAATGGAGACGTGCTGATGGACTACTCGGAATAAATGTTTCGGCTACAAGCTGAGAATGAAGAGCACAAAGCCGTTTTAGAAAAAAGCCATGAAATCCTTAATCAGGCATTAGAAATCATCATGCCAGAGGATAAGCGGTCAAGGGAAGTTGTAAGTGTAGCGCTAGCAACGTCCGTACAGCATTTTTGCGAGGACAGCTATTCAATGGGATACAATGATTGTTTGCTCGACATTCTCATGGAAAAGGAAGAAGTCAGCGCTCCTATCATGTTTCCAACACTTAAATCGTAAATAGCCCATAAGAAAAGCCAGTGGTTAGAGAACATCTAGCCGCTGGCTTTTTGTATTACATTTGAATTGCTACGATTTCCCACGAAGAATAATTGGAAAGCCCAGAATAGGGGTGGATTTCAAAGTTCTTCGTCTCTCCCGGTTGGATATCCAAGACATAATCAATATCTCCGCACACGGGAACTTCTTCTCCGCTCACATCTTTCATCTTATACAGAACGATGACCTTTGCATTTGTCTTGTATGCGCTGTTGTTAGTCACTTTTCCGGTGAATCTTGTCTCATAGCCACTACCACGCTTTGAAGTATTGGTAACAGCCAATTCACCTGCTCTTAAAACTTCTTTTCCTGCACTCGGCTGATAGTTATAGTCCTGAGCCGAAACAGCCATTTCGATACCGGCAGGGATAGTACCGTCATACTCGTATGTGAAGTATCCGGCATACCAGTAGGAATCATCTTCCGCAACCCAGTCCAGATATTCATCGTCTGTTTTAATCACGGAGCCATCCTCTGCAACAACTGCGATTTCAATATGGGGAAACCAGACCGCAAGATTTTTGTTCGTATTCTCGATTTCAAGCGCATAAGAAATATAAATCGTGCTACCGTCACGCCACGCATAAGACCCATGATTCTTAATGCCTAACGGTTCATACTGTGTTGCATTAGTCTGCTCAAGTTCAATAAGGCCAGACCATTCATCAGGCTTTTTTGCAGCAATTGCACTGATAGGCATGGTAAAAATCAAAGCGGCAACAAGAATTGCTGAAGCAAACTTCTTCATCTTTACGTCCACTCCTTATTCGTCCACAAGGTCTGCGTACTTTACTTCAACGCGAGGAATTTCATCTTTTGTCATTGTCAATGCTCTTGTGATTTCAGCTGTCCCGGTAAATTCTCCGTAGATTGTAACAATGTCGTCTTGAAGAATCTTTACAGAGCCGCTCTCCCTTTTATCAACAGCATAGTATTCGTTTCCAAGGTACATATCATACCCATCTTCGTTATCCTGAACGCGCCATGCCTTGTCGCTGCTGAAAAGAGAAGCATCCATAATCTGCTGTACCTTTGCCTTGATTACAATTCTTGTTCCAGCGTACTTTTCCGGGTAGCGGCATAAATCCTTGTAGCCTACGGTTCTGCAAGATTCTTTGTATTCTTCTTCCGTTTCAACATGGATAGGTTCACTCTCGGGCTGAGGTTCGCTCTCAACTTCGGGCTCAGACTGGCTTTCAGATACGGATTCACTTTCAGCTTGCTGCTCTGCGGATGCAGATTTTGCTTCTTCCGCTGCTTTGATAGATGCAGCTAAGGCTTCAGATGCTGCTTTTTCTTCGGAAGCCGCCGCGCGTTCTGCTTCCAGCTCCTTGTCATACGGAAGATTCATGCCAACAACAACTAGCACTAAGCACACAACTAAAGCAATCAAGTCTTTCTTCGCTGAATACTTTTCGTGCTTAACAATCGACTTCAGGAGATTCCAGATAATCTTTACGCCGTATGCTACAAAGACCAGCGTACAGCCGATTCCAAAGTCTCTGCCATCTTTTTGATAGATTCCGTAGAATATACCAAAGCAAATATAACAAGCGATAGACCCGTACCAGAACTTACTGTTCCCTTTTCCTCTAAGTGCATTGACGATACAACACACACTTAGAATAAATCCAGCAAGCAGCATGATTCCACTGAACGTTTGCATTTTTAATTCCACCTTTCCTTTGCCAGTATAACACATTCAATGGCTCCGTAAGGGGTCTTTTTGTTTTTTTCGGAATTTTTGGAGACTTGCACAATCAGATGGGGTTTGGTTTGTGAGGATGAGGTGGGTGTTAGTAACACAAACCACGAAAAACGCCTTTTTCTTTGAAAAATTTTATCGCGGGCATGACCCACCCCACCCCCAGAGCTGCCTGTATACCCCGCCGGTGGAGACCCCAGCCCCAGCGCATCCGGACAGACTGCACAGCACAGGCAGCAGGGCAGGCCGTGCCAGAACCAGGGCAGACAAGTACCAGGGCATACCGCCGCCCAAACGCTGGACACGCTGCACCGGTCTGCACACGATACAAGACAGGCCACGCCGGGCAGATCGTAACGGCGGCGGGGTGCTGGGTGTGTCCGAAACTGTGCAGATGCGGACAGCACGACTTTGCCATTTTTTACCAGAAAAATAAATCAGAAAAATCTTATATTTTTATCCAAAAAGGCTTGACATATAAGATATATCTGATATAATAGAATCAAGATAAGACATATCTGATAAACCACATCACGAAACACCAAAACAGGAGGACAAAAACCATGAAAAAGTATTATCACGTTATCACCGAAAAGAATGATGAATACATCTCCACCGTAGCCCACGCCGAAAGCGTTGAAGCTGTTAAAGCCCACTTTGCAGGGCAGAACACCAAAGAAGTTATCGAGCTGTGCGCCGCTCAGGTGGCAACGCTCAAAAACGCGCCGTGTACCTCCTATGTGGAGATTGGCCTGGAACCAATCAAGTGCGCAGACCTTTACACCGCATCCTTTGCGGATGGCAGCTTAATGACTGGCACTCTTGAGCAAATCTATGCAGCCCAGAACAACCGCAGAATGACCATTAAGCCTGTTGTGTGGCTCTGGTGCAGTGACAGCGGCCTGTATATGGTAGACTACATCTTGGAGGGTGCGGGCTGGACACTGGGCGCATTTGACACGCTGGCAGACGCGGAAGAGGCAGTGGCAGCATATAACGCACAACCTGCAGCAGATGTGGCAGCAATGCTTACGGAAACCGCTCTAAAGCGCTTTACCTGTGAAGTGGAGTGCAAGGCACTGGGCGACGATGGCAAACAATATGATGCCGTTTGGTGCCCCGATTGTGGACAGATCTATTACACCATCCCGGCAAAAGTTAAGGTGCTGGGCTACATCCCGCAGTATAAGGAGGATTAAACGATGATTGCTTTGGATTTTACCCAGTGGGCTGCAATCTGGTATGTGGGCGGCGTGATCTCCGGCGCACTGGTTATGATTGCTATTTTAAACAGCTGAGGGGGCGCACAAAATGACATACACGGCAAATAAAAAGGCATACGACCTGTTAGAATCCCTTGCGTATTGGATGGCTGAAATCTCATATTGCAGGGAAAAAGACCCGGACGACATCGGATTTTTAGACAAGGCAGATAAAACCATTCATTTTTTGTTTGGTCAGCTTGACCGGGCGGGCGTCCCATTTTGGGCGCAAAACTCAGCGCTTGCAATCGGTGAAAATTGGAGAGAATACGAGCGGCGAAACATCAGCGTATTATTTAAGAATAAAGGAATTTTGGAGGGCTGAAAAAATGTCTGATTTTGAAAAAAGAGTAAATGAATACCGCGAAAATAAGCGGTTAATTGAAGAGCTTGAAGCAATGAACGAATCAATCAAGGCTGATATTATCTGCATGATGCAAGGCGCGCCGGAAATGGCGCAAGGCACCGAAAAAGCCATTTACAAGGATGTGCAAAGCGTCCGGCTCGATAGCAAGCTTTTGAAGACGCTGCACCCGGATGTGTACGCAAAGTGTAGCAGCAAAACCACATACAAGCGTTTTAGCGTGGTATAAGGGGGTCATATTATGCTATACAGCGAGATTATCAATAAAATTGATGATATTTTTCTTTATTTCCGATTCAACAGCAAAAATTTGACAGAAGCGCAAAAGCTAAAACTGCAAGAACTACAGGATTTAATCCACGAACTAAGACTTATAAGCAAGTGAGGTGCTGCACATGATATTTTCTTGCATTCTGTTTTTCTTCTGGTTTTTCTCGGCGCTGTTTAAAGCGTCCAAATAAGAAACATTTCACCCGGTCAGAAATGGCCGGGCTTTTCTTTTGCCTTGCATCTGACACGGTGCAGGGCTTTTATTTTGCCAAACTGCAATACAGCCACATACAAGCCTTTACAGCGGCTTTTCTGCCGTCCATGCAATTTATACCACAACAACGCCAAAAGCGTTTACAGGGCTTTACAGTGGCGTTCCCGTTGATTTGACCTATTCCAACGAACGCAATACAGCAGCCACACAAGCCGCCTATACGAATCTGCACCCCGCTGGATGGCACACCGTCAAGCGCTGCACCTGCACCGATACCAGATACTACCGCCACACCGGTAGCTGTACAGGTCAACGCAGCCTCCCTATTATAATAAGGCATATAAGGGTGCGCCCTGTTATAGATCCATGCCCGGCGGTGCAGCATAGCGCAGACCATGCCAACCCGGCGGGGTCAGCGTCTCCACCTGTACAGGGTCAGCCCGGCGGCTGTCTCGATTCTTCCCACGCCGAACGGCTTGCGATCTGGCACCGGGTCTGCCTAGCACACTCCACCCGGCGGGCAGTCCAGCGGCAGGGGGCGCGGCGGGCGGAACCACTGACGGCTACCGCCGCATCTCTTTTCGGGCTTTCGCCCGATAGCTAATAGAGGTCAGCAATAGTCGCAGCGTTCCGGCTGGAATAGTCGCAACCGCTTCTGGAATAGTCGTAGCTTCTCCAATAAAATAGTCTTGGGATAGTCGTAAAGTCGTCAGATGGCTAGCTTTTGAAAGTCCTATATATAGTATAGTAACGAGCGGTCTGCCGATATTCGTATGGTAATAGTCGTAGCGTTTTCTTGTGAATCATCGTCAAATAGTCGTGTAATTTTTGTGTGAAATAGTCGTTTGCCTTTTAGGGAAAGAGAGATGCGATAGTCGCTAAGTCATCAGACCGCATAAAATTCATAACCCATTACATATATTCACCCATTTATTCACTCGCCAGCCATACCAAATTCGCATACCAACAGTACTTATTATAATATACGCTTATATATCCTAGTAACTATCTAGGGATTATTCTGCAGGAATAGTCGTATCATCAGATTCGGTCTGTTCCTGCCCGATTTAATTCCCAGTAACGCACTATGGTATTCAGTTTAATTCATAGCGTTCTGTTAGGAATAGTCAAAGCAACATTTGTACATATCCAACTGACTACAAAATGAAGTCAATTCTCCATGTGAAATAGTCGCAGACCATCCACCAGTCCGAACCTCACGCTAGTTCTCGCCTACGGTCTGCTCTGCTGGCTAACGGTGTAGCTTTTGAGATAGAGGGTTGTAGGGGGAAAGAACCTTTACAGGTGATTGAACTCTGGCTCGCTGTACTGCTGCTTCTCCTGTTCCTTGTCAATCCACATATCAGCAAAGGCCTTCCAGTTGGTGATAGGCTTTCCGGTCTTGGTCATCCAACCTGTTCCATCATAGTAGTTCATGAACCTGCTGGCAAGCCTGTTCTCACATCCAGCATCCAGAAAATACTCGCTCACATCCTCGAAGTCCGGCGTGCTGGCGTTCCCATCGGGCGGGTCGCCCGCTTTCTTAATAACTTTTTTTCTTTTCTTTTCTTCTATATTAAGGAGGTGAACGATTGTTCCCCTCACAGGTGAAGCATCGTTCCCCTCAGAGGTGAATGATTGTTCACCTCCCTTTTCGCTCTTTGAAGATTCTTCCGGCACTTTGACGTATATCTTATCGGGCTTGTTCTTCCCTTCACGCTTGCGCTCGATCAACCTGGCTTCTTCCAGCTCTTTCAGAGACTTCTTGACCCATCGTTCTGTGAATCCAGTATCGGCAGCAAGGTCTTTGATGGGATACACGATGTATACTCGCCCTAGTTGGTCAGCAAACTTTCCGCTTCTACTTGCCCTCTGTGACGACCTTGCACGATTGAACAGGTAAATGTAAACAATTTTCTCTGTTGGGCTAACGCCAATAGTCGAGAGGAATCGAGGGTAAACCATGTACCCATTGACCTTTGTATCGGCTGTCATGTACTGCATTTTTCCCTCCTGCAATAGTCGTAGATATCTACAATGCACTCACAGCCCCGTAGAGCTGCGCCAAAGCCGTTTTCCGTGTTCGGTCGATAAGTTTGCCGTCCAAAGTATAAAACGCCTCAGAATGGCTCATTTTAGGTCTTTCCAGCAAAAACAAAAGGTCGTCATTGCTGACAGCCTCTCGTTTTTATTTCAGCCAGTCGTTTTCCAACGCACAGAAGCCAAATACCGATGCTGCTGTGAGAATAATCCAAATCACCCAGAAGATGACTACCCAGCCATCCGCACCAGACATCAGGTTTTCTCGCGTCTGGTCGATGTCTGTGCCATCGTAGAACGTGGCATCCTGAATAGTGTGCCCAGTGAGCATGGCGTACATCGTGCCCGTGTACTCCACTGGCCGGATGTAGTATTCAAAGCGGACGCTACTACCCCTATATTTTGTGGTCAGGTACTTGCTACCGGGCATATTTATTTTTTTGTAGTCAAAATCCTTGCCCAGAAAATGCACCATCTGAGAATGCCATGTGTTAGAGCCAGCATAATCCCATGAGTAGTAGATTTCTGTGGTAGTATAGGTGTGGCCCTTCCCATCGGTGTGCGTTACTACGCGGGTGTGCATATTGTAGTGCTGTTCTTCGCGGTAGATGTACATATATGGCCCGCCGATCTCATCCTCTGATACCGTGTCCACGGCAGACAGAGTGCCGTAGCAGAAAGCCCGTCCAACGTCTGTCCGAAGCCCGTAGCCAAACCGATCTTCAGAAGAAATATCTATCGCAGTGGAGTACTTCTGTTTGCACTCCATTGCCGCCTGTTTGATGTGGCCGGAAATGACCGTACCAAGAATCAGCATCACCAGCACGATAACGGCACTTGCCAGAATCTCCCGGAACGTGATCTCGATCCCGTTAATCTTCAAAGAGGTTTCCGACATCCGGAGCATCCTCTGATACCTCGAACGATAAGAGTTCATAATTCTGTACCTCATACCCGGTCAAACTCAAAAACGTGCTGTTGGGGAAACGCCGGACGTACTGCCGATAACTCTTGACAGTGCGATTATAGTCGGAGCGGTAATTGGCAATCAGATTTTCGGTGACTGCCAACTCGTTCATCAGTTCCCGGTAGTTATCGGCGGATTGCAGTTCTGGGTAAGCCTCTGCCACGGCTGCAATCTGGGTGGTGATCTCAGAGACGGCGGCATCAGAACTGCTGCCCCGCACCGCGATAATGGTCATAAGGGTATCGTATTCGTGCTTATCGTATGCCTTAACCATTTCAACCAGATTCGGGATAAGGTCAAAGCGGCGTTTCTCCTGCACCTGAATGTCAGACTGCGCAGCGGCCACCTGTTCCTCGTAGGAAATGGCGGTATTCTTCGCGCCCTGCACGATAAACAGACCTGTGCCAAGCGTCAAAATTACGATTAAGAAAATTACAACAGCCACTTTCCAAAATGTATCTTTCATCTTTTCTCCTTTCAATCCATCCAAGTATATTCTTGGAACCGTTGAATCTGCTTGTTAAACGTGATGGGAAGGTCGCCTATCTCGCCTTCCTTGTTCTTGCTTAGTCGGAACAGGTACTTGTCGGGGTTATCGCCGGACAGAAGGATGATTGCATCTGCGTCCTGTTCAATCTGTCCGCTCTCTCGCAAGTCGGAGTTGGTAGGCGTTGCTCCGGGCTTGGATGGGTTTCGATTGAGCTGTGCCAGTGCCACCACGACAATGCCTGTGGTCTGCGCCAGCTCGTGTAAGGCAATGGATATAGCTGTAATGGCGGCATATCTGTCCTTTGCGCCCGTTTCGTGGATGAGTTGAAGATAGTCTACGAAGATGACCTGAGCCTTTTTACGGAGAGCCTGAGCCTTCATCCACGCCACGTTCTTCCCGGCAGCGGAGCGGATATATAAGGGCATCTTCATGTTTTTTGCCTGTCCGTCAATCTCATTCAAGCTGACCGCCTTATTTTTCACCGTGTCCAGAGGGCAGTATATTTGATTGGCCATCAGACGTGCGCCCAGCTTGCGTTTGCTGGTTTCCAGGCTGAAATAGTACACGGTGTAGTCCTGCTTTGCCATGCTTGCTGCTATTTGCAAGGACAGGGCTGTTTTGCCCGCAGACGGTCTGCCGCCGATGATGATGAAATCACCCGGTGAGATGTGCAGCGCTTCATCCAGACGCTCTAGGCCTGTCTTGATGTACACAGGCTTCTCGTCCATGTGAAGCACATAGTCGTTCAGCACATCCTCGTATGTCCACGCATCTTCTTCCTCAGCTTTCAGGCTCATTGCTTCGCCCATCTTCTGGTAAATGTCTGATAGATCAGAATAATCGGTAAACTCGCTGGTCATCTGAAATGCCAGGCCTTGCACACGAGTGAGTGCAGATTGTTCTCTGATAAGTTGTGCCCAACGCTGCATCTGCTCCCTGTCGATTCGTACACACTCTGATTCACAGGTTTGTACACACGCCAATAGCGTCTGCGCTACGTCTGGATGCTGCGTGTTTATCTCGACTATATCTATCTTACCCCTAGCCGTCCAATATCCCTGAACAGCCGCAAAAGCATCTCTCAGCTCAGGTCTGAACAAGTCAAGTTCAAGGTCTGGTATGGTTTCATCCACAACGCCCGGCTTGCAGAGCATCAGCGCACCGATAAATACCGTTTGAACGTCCATTGTCATAGTCTAGGAAACTCCATCTCCGTACTTTGCTCGTACTGGTCATCCTGTTTCAATGCGTAAATGTCCTGCCATCCTGCATAGATACTCTGGTCAAGTATGGCTTTCCAGTCATGCCGATCAAACTTTTCCAGCTTGTTGCAGAGCATCTGTTTTGCCCGGTCTGTCATAGGCTTTTTGATTCTTGTACGCATCTGTGCGAACTCTCGCAGGGATTCCAACAGGGCTTTATCGCCATGAGCAAAGTCGGAGAAGATGTCAGGTTTCTTCTTGACTGCACTCTCCGGCAAGGTCTTGACGTTCGTCTGACTGTCAGTTGATATAGTGAGTTCATCGTCATCTGACTTTGAACTCATAGATGAGCTGACTTTCATCTCATTTATGATATGAGGATGAGATGACTTTCGTGTAGACCATCCTTTTGACGCAATATCGCTTCTTTTTGACTCTTCATTGAGCAGATGCTTAATCAAAATGAAACAAGATTCTGCCTTTTTTGAGTTCAAAGTTGCGTCTTTTTCTTCAAAAACGTATGCACAGATTGCATCGTAGAGTTCCAGCTTCTCTTTACTTTTAAGTGTGGAGATGGCTTCAAAGTAGTATCGTTGGAATGTAAAGCTGTCTCGTTTTTTGTCCATGCTCAATCCTCTTTGTAGCGTTTGTTCCATGCTTCGATGGCTTTTTCCTTGCCAAATATTACAGAAGTGCTCACCCCGCATTTCCCGCAGACTACCCAATTAGCCATGTTAATGTCAAGTGGATGAAGCACTTTTACAGTCGGCGGTTCCGCACCGCAGAACGGGCATCTCTTGAGTTCTGTCATTTTCTAAATCCCTCTCTTGTTCTTGTGATTCGCTTATGCGCCTTGACAGGCCTTGCGCCTTTGCCGTACGCTGGGCGAATATGTTTTGCCTTGATGTACCCACAAGGCGGCTTCGGCCCGAAATCAAAAAGGCTCAAGTCCATAACGATGATTCCAAACTTCTTGTTCGTCATATTTACTGCTCCTTACGCATACCATTTCGGTGTTTCGTTAAAGATTCCCACACCTTCTGCAAATCCCAGCTTTTCTAAGGTTTCACACATGATGCCGTCCATCATGCTGTGAACGATTTCTTCATCATCACCGTACTTTTTGTATGCTTCCTGCATTTCCTCCGTGAATTCGTCAACCATATCTTGCGTAACAACGACATTCTTTTCCATAAGCCCTCCTACACCATCGGAAACGCCATCCAATGCGTCACCGTCACATCTTCCGGCAGTCTCTCTCCTATCTCGTCCCAGAACTGACCGTCTGCGTAACAGCCAAGAAAGTACGCTGTTGGCGAGATTCCATGCAACATTTTTCCATTTTTATCACGCCACGTTGTCTTAGTCGCAAGCAACAAAGGCTGCGTCCGCTCTCGTGGCTGTTCGCTTGCTGGATGCCAAAGTGTGTTAGCCATTATCCGATACCCCGCTTACGGATTGTAGGTGAGAACGAAGTTTTGTAACTGCTGCGGCAAGATGTTGATTTCGTAATGATACTTGTCCACGTCAGAACCGCTCAAATCCTCCACAATGTACATTGTGTACTCGTTAAGATAGACGTAATGCTTTTTGTATGTGCCATCGGGCAATTCAATAGTCACCACAAGTTCATTGTTGCTGTTATTGGAAATGTCCATGTTCCCGATTATTTCAAGCATCGGCGTATCAGTTCTTGCATTAACAACAGACAATCTGCGAGTGACGTTGAAATTCTTTGCCTGCTGCGAAATATTGTGATTCACACGAGACGCTTCTGTGCATCCGCACAATGCGATAGATGCCGCCAATGCTACAGATAAAATTGCTTTCTTCATTGTTCTTTTCTCCCTTCAATCTCCTTACATACCGCATTGTAGAACGCATCCCACGTCTCATAGTCGCAAGAATCGCCAAAAAAGCCTGTCCGCTTGCGCTCTGCAATGTCACGTTCAAAGCAACCAAGCGTCGTGTCGGTCAGCTCCGGCAGAAGCGGTGTGATGTATCCGCAAACAAGGCTAGGCATATATGACCGTCTGCCCAAGCAGTAACGGACAGCACAGTTGCAGACCGCACCGAAGTCGTCATTAGCGGGGTCTACCATGCCTTTAGGAGCATCTGACCTTAAATCATCAACGCTGCATTGAAGGGCTTCTGCGAATTTTGCCAGCCGCGTTTCCTTCTTCACGCCACGCTTTTGCTTTTCAACGGCACTGACGTACGCACTGGTTGTTCCAATCATCCTTGCAACATCTTTCTGCGTGATGCCAAGTTCAAGTCTGCGCTTCCTGATTTTCTCCCCTGCTGTCATCTTTTCCCTCCCATTCCTTGCAGCCACGTTCATCCAACACAAAGTCTGCAACGTGTTCTGACTGGTCGTTCACACACACGCCCTCCGGCTCTGCGTACCATTTGCAAGAGCCACAGAACGGTTCAGATTTGTTCTTGCATGATTCTGCTGTGCAGCGAATATCCTTACCAGCAGAGAACTGCTTGATGCCCATGCAAGAGCAATGTTCGGTGGTGCAGTAGAAGTTCATTCCTCTATCTCCTTCCATCCGATAAACTCGCATAAACCAACAGTGTTATTGGCGCAACGATGGATGAGGACTTTATCGCTTATTTTGAATTTTGCGATAAAGCCAATTTTGCTTTCTTCCATTTCGTTTTCAAACATCCAATCAACGATGTCTTTATCGATTCTGACATCGCCTTCGTCTGTCATGGTAGCAAAGCACTGTTTGCACCTGTAAAGAGCACACTTTTTCATTATATCTGCCCTTTCTTTCTCCTTCTGTTGGCATTGAACCGCCCGATCACTCGCTTATACTCCTCGTAGCACTCCGGGCATAGGTCGCCTGTGTCCCTGCGCCACGCCCAGCCATTGAAATATTCGTCAGGGTTCATCATTCTGCCGCCCTGTACCGCTCCGCAGCGGTCGCATACTCGCTTGTGGTAGATTCCTCTGTCAGTTTGCATTAGTTGCTCCTTTTGCCAAATTTCTTCTGCATCTTGGCCATCAATGCTTCGATACGATCCTTATTTCGTCATATTATCGCCGTGAAAAATTAAGATTCCGTTTGTTTAAAGAATTCTTTCCATTTGCCGCACGGAAGATAATGCCATTCTCCGTAATCATCATCGTAGAAATCCGTATTTATCGCCAAAGTACCATCTAATTCAACCTCCCCGAAATAATTTTCTCCTTTTTCAAATGAGCCGTTATCATTGATGCACAAAAATTTATCCACAATATCCTCCTTCTTTTCTGTGTATTGACGCCTTCACGTTTTTTGGCTTACTACCAATAGCTATTTTCCATCGATTGCCACCTCTCTATATTCCACGTCAATCCCTTTCGGCAAAGCCGTCTGGTACTTCTGTGCCAACTGCTCTGCGCTCTGGGCATCGCCCAACGGCTGTTCAGGCGGTGCAACGGTGACTTCCACGTTGTCACGCATACCAAAGTAGTTCTTGGCTCGGAAAATCCACTCTGCCGGATTCTCCTGACCGTACATACCGTTGTATGCCCACATGGACTGCATTTGCAGAATCAGCTTCAGAATGTACTTCTGCTGCAAGCTGTCGTCACGGCGTTTGCCTGTCATAATCTGTCTCAGGCTAGGCCATTCGATGCCCAGCACTAACGCAATCCATTCCACCACAGGTGAGATTCTGGCTTCGATGCAAGCGTCAAAGAAGAAGTCAAGGCGTTGCTGCACTTCAATGGGGTTGTTCATGTCCACGCTCGGAAGGTCGCCAAAATACTTGGCTGCGATCATGCCGACAACTTTCTTGTCCTCTTCATCGCCGATTCTTGACTGCAAATCCCCTGTGCTCATCATCTTCAGCTTCTCGATAGCCAACGCCTGTTGCTCCTTTACCTTTTTACTGACCTGTGATCGGATGCTCTTGTTCTTGTTGAGGTTCTGTATCCGCTTCTTCTCACGCTCTTTTTCACGCTTCGCAGCGGCTTGCTCTTTTGCCTTTTGCGCTCGCTTCTCACGCTTTTTCTTTTCAGCTTCGGTCAGCGGCGGTCTGCCACGACCACGCTTCGGTGGTGTTGCCATGTATCAATCCTCCTTCGGTGGCTTTGGGAGCGGCATCCAATAGGTGACATTTTCAAAAGACACACATTCCCTTGCTTCGCACCAATAACCGCTAGAACAAAAAAATGCAACCCAAATTCCAGCCTTTTTATCGTAAGCGAGAACATAATCGCTCATGTAATCGTCCTTCGGAACATCAGGAAGTCTATCGTCAACACTAATCCATTCGTTCACGTTTTCACCTCTTCATTTTCGTTTCGATTTTATCCAGCTCGGTTGCAATTTGCCAGACGGAACAGCAGTTGTCCAACTGCCGCCACCAAGCGCACTTTTCTTTCTCGCATACGCACCGACCAAGCGGATTGCTGGTCATCTTCATCGGGCAGTAAAGTTCGTTGTCCATTAGTACTCCTTTTCGATATGAACCCTTGCAACGCCGACCATCGCATCATCGGAGCAGCTCATAATCCTGCCGTTACGGAGCGACACGCAGTTATATATAGTGCCGCCGCAAAAGATGGGACTGCACGTAATCTCACTTGTCTTCATATTAAGTTCGCCTTTGTAGTAAAACGGCTCTCCTTCCTTGAGCGAATCAAAACGAACTCTCTGTTTGCCATGCTCTCCATGAATTTCCATGCTTTATCTCCACCCCATCACAACAGCCGTACAAACGGCCAGACACACGTTGACGAACGCCCAGACGAGCATTGCCTGACGTTCTTCAAACAGGCTGTTCGCCATGTTCTTGATTGTCCGTTCGGACTGAACCACAACCGTCAGCAGGACTAAGCAGACCAGCCAGCGGGTTACAAATTCAAGCATTGTTAGCTCCACCTTTCTCTCAGCTCTTTTTCAACCTGTTCTGACTTTGCAGTGATGTAATCCGCAAACTCGTCAGGGGTCATGTCCTCGTTCTTGAACTGCCCAACCATCTCCCAGTATCTGTCACCAATTCGGATGATTTTCTGCACCTGTTCATCGGTCAGGTCTGCATCGCACCGAAGATTCTGAATCAGTGCGCCCCATGTGGCGGCAACGCCATCCAGAGCCATGCGAAAGCCGTACAACTGGTTCTGCCGTGCGATTTTGCGGAGGTTGGTCGGCTTGACTTGTTTGCCACACAAAGGGCAGTTTCCGAATTTATTCATCTGACTGCTCACTTTTTTTCTCCTTTCAGCCAGTCGTTCAGCTTTGCCATGCAAGAGGGGCAAAGGACAACGGTTTCATCTCTTATCGAGTAAATTCCTTTATCATCGCCAGCAAGACACTTTACAATAGAATTGCTTTCAAATTGGTCAAGTTCGTCATCAAACGGTGTCATGTATTTTACATCGTTGGAAAGCAGAAACGCTTCACCGCATCTATCGCAAACCATTTTCATTTTCACCACAACTCCCAACTAGCCTTGAGGTCTTTTCCGATTTCAACAGAAAGTTTCTTGATGATGATTCTTGCGTGTTCATACTGAGCTTTTACGCCGTATGAATAATCTGTGACAACCTTCTTCGGGCTTTCATTGCTTCTCATTTTCTTTCTAAGGTTTTCTTCGTTCTCCATAAGAAGTTCGCTTTGGTACAGCCACAGAAGCCTTACCAATTCTTGTTTTTCAGACAGTTGCATTTTCTTTCTCCAATCTTCTCAACAGTGCATCCACGTCATACCGCCAATGGACACGCAGCCTTTTTGCTTCGATCTCTATCCCCTCTTGCTCTGCCCACTGCCAAGGGATGCTCTTGCGGCTCTCATTGTATCGGAACGCCAGAACTTTGCTGGCAGGGATTGCGAAGGTGCGGTTGACTGCCCGGTAATTGACTATTACATGGGCGGTCTGACCGCTGTATCCCATTGCATCCACCATGTCCGTGATGTGCTTTTCCTTGCGGTATTTGCACTTTGCCTTGTCGTACTTACCGAACACCTTTTCCAGATGGATAGAGGGCGTTTCGATGGTTTTTAGCTCAAACAGGTGGTTCATTGGGTAACGGTACACAAGGAAGTCGCAGATGTTGTCGATAGAAAAGGACAGGTTCTCGTTTCCGCCGTAGTAGGTGGCAGCACTGTCTTTCAGGCGGTAGCACCACGCATTGGACGGGACAGATGCTTTGAAGTCTGCTTCAAACTGCTTGCCGGTGTTCATGCGTTATCCTCGATTTTTTTGGCTTCTCTGATACGCAGCCAAGCAAGTTCGCTATTTGCATAGCGCAGTTGCCAACTACCAAACCAGCCTTTGTGAACAAGTTTTCCGGCGCAGTAAACAAACTCCTGCTTCATCAAGTCATCAAGTGAAATGATGTAACCGCCCGGCTTATACTTTCTTTTCATCCTCGTTCACCTCTAAATTCATGGAATATGAGTTGCTTTATCAACAGGCTTTTCCATTTCCTTCATAATCCGCTTGTGTTCTTCGATTGTCATGTTGTTCGGGAAGAAACACCTGTCAACCATTTCAAACGGCTTAATATAATTGTCAAGAACATCTCGTGCTTCTTTTCGTGCCTTTTCAGCACACATCTCGATATATTCTTCTTCGGTCATGTTGTAATCAGTAATGCAATCAACTACCGAAGAAAACCTGCACAACAAACCATTAGGCTGTCTTGCAATAAACGCTCCCATTTATCGTTCACCTCTAAATTCGCTTCCGAGAAACCGCTTCTTGCCACGTTCCCGGTGTTTATCCTCATAATCGCGGCGGTACACGCTCTGGCTGTGGTTCAGTTCATGCACGAACGCCTTGCGTTCCTCGAAGTCTTTCTTCTCTGTCTTGTACTTTTCGCAAGTGTCGTGGCAAGCTGTGTAGCGTGATATGCAGTTGAGACAACAGGTAATCATCTTTCAAACGCCCGTCCAGCCAGATAGCGCAGCTCTTATATAAGGTAGGCGGTCAGTCCGTTTTGTCTTTGCAAGCTTGTTTACAGGCTTCGCATTTATGAAACGGCTTATCAAGCCAGCACTCAAACAAAAGACATTTAGGAAGGTCAAATTCCATAGGAGCCTTTCTTCCGTGTGTTCTGTTTCTTCGGACGTGATAATGGCAAGCCATTACATATCCATCAACATCCTCTCCGTATGCACAACTTGTTGCATCAGGTGAAACCATGTGCTTAACATTGATTTCGATTTCTTTTCTCATCTTATCACTCTTTCTGAAATTTACGTTGATGCGTTATTTTAAAATGGCAAATCTTCACTGTCCTGAATTACGGCAAAGTCGCCGGTATCAGGCGAAGAACCAGACCCACCAGCCAGCGTTTTCTTCGGTCTGACCTCATAGTCACCGGAACGAATCTTGTCAACACTGGTGAAACGGTCAACGACAAGCTTCGTCTTGATGTTCCCATCGTTACCCATGTATTCTTCCTCACGGAGAACCACACCGACCAGCTTGCCACGCAGGGTCTTTTCATCGTTATTGAACTTATAACCGGGATTGGACTGCTCCACAGCGGTGATAAAGCCCTTGAAGAACGGCAGTGCCTTTTCCTTATAGCTCTTGATGGTCTTGCCGCCCCATGCCCACTCGCCCGGATTCAGCTTGCCACGCTCGATAAGGGAAGCGGTCTGCTCGCGCCAGTATCCCTTGAACTCGCCCTCTGCGACTTCCCACTCGATGTTCAGACGCTCCTTTGCGGATTCGTCCGTTGCCTTGCAGATACCGGCAACATAGCCGCCAACAGGCAAGTCACGGCGCTCGGTAGCTTCCTGTACGTCATTCCAGTTGATGTTCTTCATCTGTTACTCTCCTTTGTTATCCGGCTGAACCGGGATGTTGTAATACTCACGGATGGTCTTGTCTACGGCTGCGAGGTCGTTCTCGATCAGCGCATCGTTGAACATCCCCAAAGGGGTTTTCACGGTGTCCATCCCATCATTGCGAGTGCTGAACAGGTATCGCCCATCCTGCACAACAGTTTTCAGAACGATGGTGAAGTACCCTTCCACGCAGACCTTTTCGTCCAACATTTTTCCGACAGTTTTGAATTTGTCTCCACCATTTTCTCCGCATTCGCTGTGCCCGAAAAAGTAGACCACCACATCGTCCGGCAGCTCCTTTGCCCGCATCAGCAGGGCATTGAAGTTGGCTGCCATGTCGGTGTACTTCTGGTATCCGGCAACCTTTGCGTTCCGCATGAACTCGCCGGTCATAAGGTAGGTGGCATCGTCAATGACGATGGACTTACGCTTAGTGCTGTGGATTGCGGCATCAATCTTGCCGTAGTCATTGGTAATGTACGTTTTCATGCTGCTTCGGAACGGCAGCGGCTTGCCAAGCACGTTGATAACCGCCACCTGTTCCGGGTCAAAATTCCGAAGCGAAGCGGACTTTCCGCTGCCGGAATGACCATAGACCATTACTAATACTGCCATTTTTCTTTCCTTTCTTCGGCTTCATTAGGCATCATTATTCTTACTTTGGCTTAACTTGGCTGTACAAAATCAACCAGCCATCAGGTCTGCCAACTGTGCGCGGAGGTCTTTCAGCTCTGCTTCCCTGTCATCAATCTCGGACTGCAAGTCCTCAATCGCTGCCAGCCGGTCAGCTTCATTAGCTTCCGCCATCTGCTCGTTGGTCATAAAGTATACGCCGTCCTCCGGCTCTGTTTCACCACCAAATCTGTCAAGGTTAATCATCTTTTGGTCTTCCTCTCTTGCGTTCCTCTTTGATTTGCAGTGCGCTGTACCACTGGTCTTTGTCGATTTCGATGGTAGACCACCGATGGTTACAGGAAATGCACTTCTTGCGGCGAACGATGCTGTCGTGGTCAGACCGGCTATCAACCGTTGTAATGTTGTCACTACCGCACATCGGGCACTTCATCAAGCATCCCTCCATTCGCTGGTGTGGTGGGCAACACGCTTGATTTTCCGGCGCTCGCGTTCGCTGCGTTCTTCCTCTTCAGCGCTAACAGCCAGCGCGCACAAGACGATAGCCGTTGCAAGAAGCCCACACGACACGGCCACCCATCCGAACATTTGTGCGGTGGTCTGACAGCCCTGAATCGTGTCACCGCACCCGACTGCTGCAATTGCCACGACCAGACCGATCATGGACAATGCTGTTCCTTTCAAAGTTTTCATTGGTTCTCCTTTTTGCTGCCAAAATTAAAAATCCATCCGGTTGCCATTACAGCGGCTGCCACGATGATTCCCCATGTGCCTTTTGCTCCAACCAGTAGTTCAACAAGATGCACCAGCCACAGGTTCAAAAGGAACGCTGCAAGAATCAACGCCAGAACGATGCCCCAGATCAGGGCGATTTCCACAAGTGCTTTCATTTTTCTCCTTTCGCTTTTGCCGTTGCTTTTCGATGAATTGCTTTGCCTTTGCTGTCCTGCTCCTATCTACTCAATGCCTTAGCCTATTGTTTCTATTCTTTGCCATTGCGTCGCACGTCGCCGCGGTTCGATGCCTTTGCTTATCAAAGCTACACCTTGCATCCATAGCCGTTGCATCTCGGTTCTAAGCAGCGCCTTTCCGTTGCCGTTCTGCTCGTGTCGTGTCAAATCCACTCCTTGCCATTGCTAGTCACCTCAAGTCGTTGCATTTCCTTTGCGCTACGTCTCGCGGCAATGCCATAGCCATGCTATTATCAGCAATTCCGAACTGTGCCGTTGCGGAGCAAATCATGTCGGGTCTATGCAATTCCATTGCTCGTCTGAGCCTTGCTTCTCCATGCCTTTGCAGATCTTATCAAACCAGCGCATCGCCGTTGCCGCTCAAGTCGCTTCGTCTCCAGGCATTGCCTTAGCATTTCTGAGCCAATCGTCACTATGCCGTTGCCGTTCCACGCCGAGTGCAGCACAGCCCTACCCCGCCATAGCGGTTAATTGAGGATTTCGTAGGTATATCGCCCCTTGCCACTGTTGCGCCACTGGCCGATACCACGCAGAGCGCCGTAGTCCAGCCATTCACGCACGACCTTCTCGTGAGAATCGTCCAGAAGAACGATTTCAAACTCGCAGGTCGAACCAGCTGGAATCTGCTCGCTGTTGGCAAGGCTTACACGTTCGCCCTGCGCCGTCTGGGCACGCAGCGGACGCTGGCACTCGGTGATCTCGCCGTTCACATGAATGGGAATCATGCGGGGCTGAACAAAAATCAACCCATCAATGACCTTCTTGTAGGCCGTCAGCTTGCCGCTTTCGTTCACGGCCTTCTTCTTGCCAGTTTCGGTCTTGCCGCCGATACGACACAGCATGCCGCAGGAATCCTTAAAGAATCCCTTGACCTGATAATCGTACAGAATCGGCTGCCCTTCCTCGTTTCGTGGAAAAACCGTCATGCCCTTGTCTGCTACTGCGTCAGCACCCAGAGCTGCAACCTCGTCTTCGATAGTGTTTGCATCCGGGGACTTGCTGGCGATGAACTCGCGTGCAATGTTCTGATTGCTAGGCCATGTGCCGAGAACTGCTTCGATGAATGTGATTCTTACTTTGATTTTTTTCATTTTTTCTCACTCTTTCTTTCTCAATTCGTTCCAGCCGTTCTTTCTGCTGGCTGTGCCAGCGGATTTCTCGCTTGCCGTAGTACTTACCGTTCATAGGTCAGCTCTCCTGACGCAAGCATCCGTGATACTTCGCCATAGTGTTTGCCGAGCTTGTCAGCAAGAACTTGAACTTCTCCGATAGACGGAAACGCTTTTTCTTGTTTCTCTAGCTCTTGCGTTTTCGTTCTGTAGGAGCCTTTTTTACGCTTTTTATCACGTTCCTTGTCCATTTTGTGCTTGCACTCCGAGCAATATCTCTTTGTAGGGTTTACTAAGCCAAGAAATAGACCACAACGCTCGCAATATTTAATCTTCACGCTGCATCTCCTCTTTCAGTCTGGCTTCCCGATTGTGGCGCTCAAAGCACTGATTGATGGTCTTCTCCATCCAAAGCACCTTGTTGGCATCGTTTCGGGACACGCCAGCATCCATTGACAGCTTCAGTCTACGCTTGCGGCTTTGCGCCCTGCGAAAATTCGTCACCAGCACTCACCAGCCCTCCTTCTGCTCAATCTCCAGAATCTTGCAGATGCTCTGGATAATCTTCTCCGGCTTTCGCTCACCACGAAGAATCTTGTAGAGGTACGAATCATCAAGGAACAATCCAGTATCGCTTTGAACCGCCTGAATCAGCTCCGTTTGCTTCATACCTCGCTGTAACAGCTTCATCTTCACTTCCAGCTCAAAGCCAGAACGGAAGTTTTCTTTCAAAATTCCACCTCCATTTGCTAAAATCTATTGACATGTACGGAAAACTGTACTAATATAATGGCGTAGAGAGTTTATATTGTACAGTGTTCTGTACTGCCCATGTCTGTATTATAGTACAGACATCTGTACAAGTCAACTCTTTTGTACAAAATTCTGTGCATTTGTATACTTGCACAAATATGGGAGTGTTCTTATGTCGGACTTGTACAGCAACATCCATGCACTCTGCGAAAAAGAGGGCATCAAAGACGGAACCCTTTGTGCCAACATCGGTATTCGCCGTAGTTTTCTTTCCGAGCTGAAAGCCGGGAGAACAAAAAGCCTGTCCGCAGAGGTTCTTTCTAAAATTGCAGCCTACTTCAACGTATCGGTAGACTACCTTCTCACTGGCGAACAAAAAGAAAACCCGCCCCAGCAGCCGCAAAGTGAAGTTGATGCAGCAGTGGAAAGGATTAGAAAAAAGCTTGAATCTATGCCGACAGCGCAGCGTGAAGCGCTGATGAACCTGATCGAGAAGATGTGAGGTAAGCCCGTGTATTACTTGTTGTGTGGCTGCGCCTTTTGCTTTTGGTTCATTCAGGCCTTGTTAAAAGGCAATGACCGTGTACTATATGGCAACAGCAGAAAATATCGTTACCGTAGAAACCGAAAAAAGAAATGGTTCTGACCCGGTAAAATAAAAACCCCTTGTGCCGGGCTGGTATAGCTCTGCGCAAGGGGTTTTCTATTATTCCAGGTCTAGGGCTTGCTCTGCTGCCGGAATCTTTTCAGGATGTTCCAGCAGCCATGCAATAAATCGGTCAATCTTGGCTCTTTCCTGTTCACTCATTGTGGCATATCCTCCCGATCAGTAAAAATGAATGTTTATTTGATAGGATTATACATCTTCTAGTTGTAAAGTCAATGTATTTTTAACAACTTCGTAAAAATCGAATGTTTTCTTCGCATCCATTACTTTGTATCAGGGAAGCCAAAAATTGCAATGACAATGATTAAGAGCCATATTAAGTTTAAGTTACCCTTTGCTTTGTAACATTCCGTTGAGCATGGAACGAAAAGGGTTATCCGGTAAATTGTCCAGCACATCTGCTTTGACGAGAGCGTTTGTGCTGATGCTGTGCGAAACATTGTTTAACTGTACAATAGCATCGTCTAAATCCTTCACGGTTGCTCCACGCCGTTCCATTGACTGGAGGAAGTTTTTTACTTCTTCAAGAATAACAGGGTTTTCGGTTTTATAGAATCCGTTCGTAAAGTCCATCTTCTTCTCCTTTCACAGTTCCACAAGCTGTCCGTCAATGCGTTCGATGTTATCTGCCGGGTCGCGCCCATCGTCTAAGGCGGCTACGGCACGTTCTAAGATGCCTTTCGCTTCGAGGTAAGCATCTTTATCAGCTTCGTACCCAGAAAGGCTCAGGACAAGCTCCAAAGTCCGTCTGCGAGCGTATGGGATAATCAGAGCATCTACGGTTCGATTCATTAGCTTTCCTCCCACGGTTTTGGCGTTCTGCTTTCGGTCGGTTCAGATGCGGGCATCCCGTCAATGATAATCATGTTGTTACCTCCTGTTTGATTATTTTTTCGATGTTACAGTTATAACATAGGCTGCTGTTGGTTCTCCATAGCAGCTTTTTCCATTTTTTAGCTTGTCGAATCCAGCAGTTTTGCAGAATTTTGTTGAAAGGGCGTGAATTTATGGATGAGTATTTGGTAAGAACGGCCAAAGCATTAGAGATGGCACGGATGCGTTCTGGCTTGAGTCAGCAGAAATTAGCCGCACGAATGGGCGTGAATCGTGGTACGATTGCCAACTGGGAGCAAGGTCTGGCGGCTATTTCCCTACCAATGGCTATGCGCTGGTTCACCTGCTGCGGCGTATCGGCGGCTCGATACATGGACGCTTGCATTTATCCTGGACTGCTGGAGCATCTGGAAGACGACCTTTCCAACATGGAAAAGCGTCAGATTCTCATAGATGCTATGATGGAGTGTTCTTCCTATGAGATAGATGCCTTGTTGTACATCCGATACGGAGATCACGGTTCAGACCACATTGGCGTACTAACGGAAATCCTGGCAAACCTCCACACACCGTTGAAGGACAGGGTCTCTGTCTGCCGGATGGTATCGGGCAGCTATGAGATAGCACAGGCTACCGGAACAGACCCAGACCCGAACGGAACCGCCCCGAAGATGGAAATTCTTTATCAGGCGCAAGATGCCGGAACGGAAGCAGCCATGAAGTCCAATGATTCTTATACCGTGAACCCGAATAATATAAGTGGTTGATTGTCGAATTATCGCAGTTTTTGAAGAACATTTTGTCCACGTTCATCCACTTTTTGTACACCTATCGGGTAAATCCACCTTGTCATTTCGTCCCCCATGGGCTGTAAATCGACAACATTCGCACGGAATAAATGACGAATTAGCGCTAATTTGTTGTTTGCAATTGAGTGGCTTGTCAATCCGTCCCCCATTGTGCAGATTAGGTATACCTGTCCATCCACAATCTGTACACGTTAGATAATACTAATCATTGCCGGAAAGACTTTATTCAGCAAATGGAAGGTTGAGTTATCCACAAGCTGGAATGGAAAAACAAAGAAATTGTTGAAAATTATCGTCATCGCCTATTTAACGATGATATTTAACCTCTTGTTTATTTCTTGTTTAATATATAATAGGTAGATGGGGGACAAAAAGACAAGTCATGGGGGACGTTTTGACAAGTCATGGGGGACGTTTTGACGACCCTATGGGGGACAAAAAGACAAGTCATGGGGGACAAAACGTGTTGACTTGTCCCCCCGACCTGTGCTATACTGTTTTTAGCCTGATAAAGGAGGTGAACGGATGCCAAAAATATCCGACAACAACCTTGTTGAAAAAAGCAAATCCCTTGTGTGGGCAAAGTTTAGGGACTACACGGCAGGCGAGCTTCGGTTGCTAGAGGTTTACTTGTCAAGAATAAACCCGAGAGACCCAAACAGCAGCCGTGTAGAGTTTACTTTGGCAGAGTACAGAGACCTGCTGGGGTTAAAAAGCCTTGATGCACGAAGGATTGAGCCGCAGATCAAGCACTTTCTAGGTAATACAGTGTCGATTCCCATTGACAAAGAGAAGGGCACGTTTGAGAGCTTTGTCCTTTTCACAAGGGCAAAGCTGGACTATGTGCCGGAAACAAGGTCTTATGTTGTGGCAATCACTTGCAACCCTGACCTTCGCCCTATCTTCTTTGACATCGCAGAAAGCGGCTATGTTCGGTATCGGCTGCGTTACACGTCACGGATGAAATCGCAATACAGCATTCTGCTTTACTCGATTCTTCGGGACTGGATAAACATGGACAGCAAGCCGCATGAAATCAGCCTGAAAAAGCTGAGAGAACAGCTTGGTGCGATGGAAGCAAGCTACGATATTTACAAGAACCTTCGCAAACGAGTGCTTGATGTTGCAGTAGATGAGATCAATGCTGTGTCTGACATTGTAGTGACCTATGAACCGGTTCTTGTGGCACGAAAGGCTGTGGCGGTCAAGTTCAAGCCCAAAATTAAAGCGTCTGAGACGCTGATTGAAGCTCAGGCAAGCGAAGTATCGACCGAACCTCAAAAAGCCGCCAGAAAGCCCCGCAGAAGCGGATACGAGGATTTTGACTGGTCTGTGTGTGACGAGCTGGAAATGCAGGACTGCATTGACGTGGCAAAAGTGGTTGAGAAGTGGATGAAGAAAGAGCATCCCGAAATCAAGCTGCCGAGACGCAGAGAAGCGGTTTACGATACGGTGAAGGCGGCGTATAAGGACATCTTATCCTTGAGCAGAATGCCGTTCCCTGACAGACCTGTTGGCTATCTGATTAGAAGCGTAGACAAAGCGGGTATCGTAGACAAGTATATGCCAGCGTTCTATTTTATTGAAGCGTTACAAGAGCCGTAAGACATAGCGCGTTGAGCAGATGATGCAGAAAGGAGAAAGAGTATGGTTCCAATGTTTCCGAAAGGCTATGACAAGGACAAGTGGTACATGGCCAAAGACGTTATGCCGGATAAAAGCCTAGAAGGATGGCCTCATGGGCTTTTACTTCGTATCGAAGATGAGAAAACAGGAGAAAAAAGTTTCATAACCGGCGAGTACGATACAATCAACGGCAAATGGTTTGATTCCGATAGTAATGAAATCAAAGGAACTGTAATTGCATGGCACGTCACGCCTGTATTGTGGGTCGGAGACGAGATAAAGGTAGCATATCCGTTCTACTAAAAAGAAAGAGTGATAAAATGGCAAAAGTTCCCTACTCCGTTCTGAATAAAGCAGAACTTGACCTTGAAAAGAAGTTTGATTATCAGTTTCGGTTCAATCATCATGGAAATCAGGCTTCTGTAAGGGTTTTGCCTCAAAGAAGTTACAGCGAACTAACGCCTGACGAAGCGATTGAAGCCGGGAAGTCTCTGATCGAAGCTGGAATTGCAGCGAAAGGATTTGCATACAACGGTTACTATGTAGACTGGGGAGAATAAAAATGGCAAAAATCATAGCTGTCGCCAATCAGAAGGGCGGCACAGGAAAGACCACCACAAGCACCTGTCTGGCTGGCGCATTGCAGCTGCTTAGCAAGAAAGTCCTGCTGGTGGACTGCGATGCCCAGTGCAACGCAACGGACACCTACGGCGCACAGACAGAGGACGTGTGTACTTTGTTCGATGTAATGACACGGCAAGGTACAGTAGAAGAAGGAATCCAGCACTGCGAAGCCGGTGACATTCTGCCGTCAGACAACGCATTGAAGGACATTGACGAGCAGCTTGTCCGGGACATTGGCAAGAACTTTCGGCTGCGTGAAGCACTGGAATCCATGTCTGCACAGTACGATTACATCGTTCTGGACACTCCCCCGCAGCTCGGTCTTGCACTTGTAAACGCTCTGATCGCCGCCAACAGCATCATCGTGCCCATTACAGCAGACCGCTATGCACTTGCCGGACTGAGCCAGCTTTCGCAGACTATCGGTGACGTTCGCAGATACTTCAACCCGACTTTGAAGATTGAAGGTCTGCTCCTGAACCAGTACAAGAGCCGTGAGAATCTGTCCAAAGAGGTTGTAGAGCAGCTCCCTGTGATTGCACAGAGCATGGGAACAAGGCTGTTGGACGTGAAGATTAGACCGTCTATGGGCGTTCGTAAGGCACAGGCAGAACGGCACAGCCTGTTTAGCGGCGACACGGCAAAGAGTACCAGCGCAGAGGATTTCAAGGCGTTGGCGCAGTATCTCGTTGGAGGTGAGGGCTGATGAAGTCAACCAGCAAAAAAACATCCGGCTTGTTGGGCGGCTTTGATTTCCAGCCTGTTTTTTCGGAGCAGACATTAAGCCGAAGCGAGCCAAAGGAAGAAGAAGTAAGCCAAACAAAGCTGAATAATGCAGAACAAACACCGATTAAGCCCAGTGATGCCACAGACAGCCATGCACAGCCAAGTGAAGCTGAATTAAGCAGTATTAAGCCGAAGCAAGCTAAAGACAGCAAAAGCCAGCCAAATGATGCCGTGTTAGGCGAAGGTAAGCCGAAGAAGCTGAAACAAGCAAAAGAAGTGCAGAGTTTGATTGAACAGGGCAATGTACCCGGCGCACTGGCTAAAGCTGGTTTGACAAAGAAAAAAATCCCGATGCCGGAATCGCATCAGGGCGTTGCAAGCGGTGACGGCAAGCGCTCTAAGCGCATTACCATCCTTATGAGCGAGGAAGAACGCAAGTACATCAACCGTGAAGCCAGACGGCACGGAATGACCATCGGGCAGTATGTGTACGCTCTGGCTGCTGCTGCGGCAGACGGGAAGATTGAGTTGGAGGATTTTTTAGATGAATGACGTATGGATTGATATTGGGCAGAAATATGAAGCAATGGAAAATATGGGGTGCAAGCCTTATGGCTTCAAGCGAGTTCCATTAAATTTTGTGTTTGATGAAGATAAGTCGGTGAAGTGGAACAAAGATCAAGCAAAAAAGAATAACGATGATTACGACAATGAAGTTAAGCGACTAAATCAAGAGAAAATGAAGCGTAGGGATGAAATCTACGCAGAGATTTATAAGACAATTCAAGAAGAAGTCGGTTTTGGGATTTCAGAAAATAAAGCGGCAAAAATTTGGGAGTACGCTTACGATAGAGGGCATTCAGCAGGATGGTATGAAATAATCATCAATTTGGAAGAAATTGAAGAACTCGTAAAGTTTGTATTGGATAAAAAGAACTGAGTTGGAGGATTGACGTATGATGAAGTCGAAGGAATTTTACGAAGGAAGTATTACCCGTTTACAGAAAATGGTCAAACATGGAGTTTATGTTCTTTTGTTCGATGCTTTTGCCGTAGCGGTTCAGATTCCGTTTATTTTTGCTGGTAAATGGGTTGCAGCACACTTGATTTTGTCCATCGCCGTATCTTTTGTAGCGGGATTTAGCTTTAACACGCTTGTAGATAGCAAAAGACAGCTTGATATGTACAAGGCAGATATGGAATTGTACTACACAAAAGAAAAATAATTTATGTGAGAGGAGAAAAATGCGCACATACAAGCCACGCAAGCACAGAAGCAAAGAGGAACAAGCCAAAATCAACGCAGAGGTAACAAAACGTAAAGCAAAACTGGCTGAAAAGTACAATACTGACACTCAATATTATAAGGGCATTCCTGTTGAGCTGATTGTAAGAGAGGACTACGGTTGCTATAAAGCAAAACGTTTCAAAATCAATAATAGCAATCAGAATGTATGGATTCCGAACTGTTATCTTGAAGATGACGGAACAATTAAGGCGAACGCAAATATTGATTTTGTGTTTCGCAAGTCTGTAAATCAGTTAAACAAAGCTGGAATTACGCAAGCGATTATTGGTATTAAACGAAAAATGCCAAAAGAAGATGTGTCAAATCTTAAAAGCACTATGCAGAAAATCGGAGATACCGGAACTTGCTAAAGAACGAAGCAGGGGTGAATGAACTCTGGGAAGATTGGTACGCATTTGAAGAAAAGGCGAGCGCATAAGAGGTGGATTGATATGAATTTACTTACATTTCTTCCTTTGGTCACTGATAACACAAGCGTAGCTCTTTGGGATGACTACAAGGAGCAAAAAATCAAAGATTATTGTAAACGTGACCAGATTTCAATTTCAGAAGCCAGCCGGTACGAAGTGTCGTTCTTTACGGCAGATTGCGAAGGTATGATTACAATTTTTGTGCATTAAAAAGATTGATAAAAGGGAGATTCTAAAAGGAGAGTATATTATGACTTATATTAGAGAGATTGATGAAAAATAGTATAATATAAAAACAACCCCCTGCATAGCTTTATCGGCTGTGCAGGGGGTTGTTTTATTTATCTGTCACGCAGTCCCAGTAAGCATACGCTTTGCCGTCCACAGCGTCCGTGTCATCAAGGAACGCCTTTGCCATGTCAGCGTAGAAGCCCGGAGTGTCAACGGACTGGCGCTTTGCGACCTGACAATAATCCGAGTACATCATGTTCATAACAGCCCAGAAATCGTTCGGGTCACAGGTGATATTGCGCTGTTTGGCAACATCCTGTGTCTGTTCCAGCGTCCAGTGACAGCCCTTCGTGCCGTCAGCGTTGACCATGCTATCGCACCATTCCTCCGCTTCATCGTGGGTGAGGTGCTTGCGTGGCATCTTGATGGAACGGCTGTCAGCACTGCCATGCTCATACTGTCCAGACCGCTTGTCCCAGTCTCCGTTCTGCGAGAAGCCGATTTGCGGCATTCTGCGCCCATTCTCTACGTCAGGGTAGCGGGGGATAGGGTAGGGGTCGATGTAGCGGTTCTCCTCCTGCGGATAGTAAGGATAGCGGTCATTGCCATCTTCCAGCTTGCGCAGACGGCGTTCCAGCTCACGCTCCCTGCGGTCACGTTCTTCCTCAAGGCGGTCACGTTCCGGCTCACGGTTTTTGTCGTGGTCGCGGAGCATCATCATGCGGCGAAAATTAGTCTTGCCCATAATCTATACCTCCTCAGGAAATGGACGCAGGCGCACCGGCGTGGGAGCGGCAGAAGCATCCAAGATACTTGAATGTGTCGGTGCCGGTGGCAGACGTTGCCACACGGGTAGCGTAGCGGGTGCGGGTGTGGATGCTCTCAGCAGTTGCCTGAGCGCAGTTGCAGTCGGTCAGAGGGTATGCGGTCGTGCCTGCACCTATGGTAATGACCACAGGGGCGTTGATGGTGGTCGTGTCAGGCAAGCTCTGAGCGACCACGATACAATACTTCTCTCCGTTCTGGTATGCGCCAGCAGGGATGTTGATGGTCAAAGTATCGTCGGCAAACGTAACTGCCTGACTGATGACCAAGTGCGGGCAGAGTTTGCAGCTTGTTTTGCAAGCCATAATGTTTTCCTCCTAAAAAATCAGGGGCAGAGGTGTCTTACCCCTGCCCCGATGGTTCACCCGGTGTTATCGGGGAGTGTGTAGGTTAGCAGCAGCCGCAGCAGTTCACGCCCACGTTGGGGTTTGCCACCTGATAAGCGGGAATCGGACGAGGATTGACCCGGTTCAGGATGGTATCGGTCTGCTGGGACATCACAGTGGTCAGAAGCGCATTCTGACGATCCTGAGAAGCGGCGAACTTCAGGCTCTGGTTCTCAGCGGTCAGAGTGGCGATTTTATCCTGCGTGAAGTAGTCCATCATAGCGCGGTAGTTTGCGTTGCAGGTGTCCACGATGGCACGGGCATTGTCTGCGATAGCCTGACGGGTAGCGCAGTCCTCCGTTGCGATGGTATACTTCAGATCGCCGATCAACTGCTTGTTCTCGCAGCAGCAAGACGCCAGCTGCGTGGCAAGTGCGGTCTGACCGGCCTGCCGAGCATTGCCCTCCTGCATGATAGCAAGGTTAATGGCGTTATCGCCATTGGATACGCTGCGTTCCAGACCGTTCACGAGCTGTGCGTTCTGGTAGCCGAGCTGACAGATCGCCTGATTAGTACCAGCAAAGCCGCCCGCAATAGCAGCGTTGAGGGTGTTCATCTGTGCGAGCTGGTCATAGCCCAGAGAGCAGATACCGCTCTGGATGCCAGCCAGAGAACGGGAAGTGTCCTGCTGGTAGAAGCCCTCAGACAGCGCCGCACGAGTATCTGCGCCGCCCTGACCGGTTGCGCCAGTGCCGACCAAATAGGGGATGTAGCTGTTCATGCCATTGTCACCACCGTTTCGACCGTAGCCGTTTGTACCCCAGCCGAAGATGATGGCGAGGATAATAACCGCCCACAGGCCTTCGTTGCCGAAGAAACCGCCGTTGTTATTACCGCCGTCCTGCCCAGCCAGATAGCCAGTTGCAAAATCGTCCATAACAAAACTCCTTTCAGTTTTGCGTTATGCTATCCCACCGCCGTGTGCGGTGGGCGAAGCCAAATAAAAGCGGTTTTTGTCAAGTCCGCAAAACTGAGAAGCGTTTCGCTTGCGAGGGATGCTTATTTTAGGATTGCAAGTCAGCTCGGAGAATTGTCTTTTTTATCTTTCGGGTCGTCCCAATTTTTGCTGGTAGCCCCAAAAATAAAGCCGAGCATTAAAGGAACCCATATTTTGTCATCGCCGGACAGATTGTTGATGTCAAAATCTTTTTCGGAATGGCTGTTTTCAAAATCGTCCATTGTAAAACCTCCTCACCTCGGAAGCGTCAAATTCAGGACGCTTGCCAGCTGGTTCAGGTCGATGCCGCGCTCTTTTGCGAGGTTCTGTGCCATCGTCCTAAGCTGCGTTTCGTTCTTGCCCTGAATCAAGTTCAAACCCTGCATGATGGGGGCATTCTGCCCGCTCAACTGCTGGATAAGCCCCATCGGGTTCTGTCCGGCACGAGCCAAATTTGCAAGCTGCATGATGGGGCTGTGCGTAATCATATCAAACGGAGAGGACATTGTTATTCTCCTTTCTTTGCAGCGGCAGCGGGCTTTGAAAAGCTCTTCTGCCACTTTTCCAGTTCATCCAGCCGATGTACAAGGGCGTTGTACTGCTCAATAGGCACATACTGCTGTGTCGGTGCAGCGGTCTGCTGTGCCTGTTGTGCTTGTATCTGCCGCCATGCTTCCGGGCTGTAAAACTCCTGCACATAGGATTCGCAGGTGTCAGGGTTCAGCCGCTTGCAGTAGATCACGCCGCTGCGCAAGTCTGGGCAGTAGGTCGGTCTGCCGTGCAGGTCGGGCGGTATTGCCAAAAATTCTTCTCTGCTGGAAACAGGTCTGCCCAGCAGCCAACCGCCGTCCTGTACTGACTGCTGAACAGGCTGCTGCCCATTCATCGGCTGCGGACGCTGCTGCTGTGCCTGCTGCATCTGCGTGTTCGGCAGGGGAGTGGCAAGACCAACCGTGCCCATACCGCCGTAAGGATTGATAGGCTGCTGTGGAACATAGGACGTTCCGGGTGTCTGGTAATAGCTCATAGTACATCCCTCCTATTGCGCTCAGTGTACCGCACTGGCAAAAAACGAGAGGCAACGAGCGACCAACGAAGGACAAAAATGCTCTATTTTGCCAAAAGAAAAAAAGTGCTCATTGAGCGCAAATTTTTACAAAAAGGCTTGACTTTTGCGCTCAATGAGCGTATAATAAAGACAGTGAAAGACACCAACACACAACAACATGGAGGTACAAAATTATGAGAAACGCTATTGAAATCGCCGC